GGACTTGGTCTTATTGGACACAATGTTGTGCAACGATTAGAAGCACAAGGACACGACGTTGTCATTACCGACACTCGTACCAACTACGGTATTATTCCCCAGGCTGAAGTTGACTACTTGATGTCAGAACGTTTGAAAAAGATATCAGGCAACAACATATATCACATTGACATTACCGATGCTGACAATGTTGATTGGCTAGTAAATAAACACCAGCCTGAAGTGATTATTCACATGGCCAGTTTCCCCCGACAGAAAGTTGTCAATGCTAACCCTGCCTGGGGTAGTCGTGTGATGAGCGAAGGTCTTATTAACATCTGTGAGAGTGCCAAAAAACACCATGTCAGTCGTGTAGTGTACATTAGCAGTAGCATGGTATACGGCGACTTTGATGATCAAGTTGAAGAGGACTACAATTGCCGACCCATTGGCCAATATGGCATCTTAAAATTAACAGGAGAAGACATTGTCAAAGACTACCATCGTCGCGGCGCTTTTGATTACGCTATTATTAGGCCTAGTGCTGTATACGGCCCCTTGGATGTGGAGGACCGAGTTGTTGCAAAATTTATGCTCACAGCAATGCGAGGCGGCGTTCTCCGAGTTAATGGGGCAGGGGAGACGTTAGATTTTACCTACGTAGATGATGCCGCTGATGGCATTGTGGCTGCCGCAACACTTGAACACGCACGTAATGATACATACAATATTACCAAATCACATTCAGTGAGTTTGTTACAAGCCGCAGAAATGATTGTGAAGATTGTGGGCCAAGGCACCATTGAATGTCGCGACAAAGATGCAGACTTTCCCAGTCGCGGTGCATTAAATATCACCAAGGCCCGGGCTGTACTAGGATATGATCCCCAAGTGGATGTAGAAGAAGGATTCGAAAATTACTTCAACTGGCTTAACAATTCCGTTTACTGGTCTCCGAAAACAGTATAACAATCTCCGTACAGAGATTCTAGACGTCACCGACGAAGTTCTTCGCGGTGGCCAACTCATGAACGGCAACAATACTGCAGAGTTTGAATCATGGTTGGCTCGAAAGAACCATGTACGCTATGCAGTAACTTGTCATTCTGGCACACACGCACTTGAGATATTGGCCGGATATTGGGCCACGGAATCTCCTGTGCCGCATCCTCCTACTGTGTTAATTCCTGCAATGACTTACGTGGCCACTGCCAATGCATTTATACGTGCAGGATGGGATATACACATCATTGACACAGATGCACAGGGATTAATCGATCTTACTAAAATTCCCACAGGCATAAGTTACCAAGCAGTGGTGTTGGTCGGTCTATATGGCGCCGCTGTCACACATCACGGCAGTGTTCGTACCTGGGAACACTGGATACAACATGATACTCTCGTAATTGAAGATGCTGCCCAACATTGGTTAGCTGCCGACTGCACAAGGATAGGCAAAGGTGGTGCAGCCATCAGTTTTGATCCTATGAAAAATCTTGCTTGTTATGGCAATGGCGGTGCTGTGGTCACAGACAACTTAGATCTAGCAGAATATGCTAGATCGTGGCGAGACAATGGTAAACCTACACATAAGAACACAGGAACTAACAGTCGCATGAGCGAATTAGACTGTGCGCACATGTTGGTTAAATCCAAACACATCGATCGTTGGCAAGCACGTAGACAAAAGATCTCAGACCACTGGGCAGATCGGTTTAAAGACACTGGAATACGTTGTTTAATCAACGACACCAATGCACACAATCATGCGTTTCATAAGTTTGTTATTGATGTTGACAAACGAGATATATTAAAAGCCAATCTTGCACTGTGCAAAATTGACACGCGAGTACACTATGCGACTCCATTGCAAGAAATCAGTTTGTATCGTATGTTTCCAGGACCTGACATGTTGGCAGCAAGTTCTAGTCTAGCTCGGCGTGTACTAAGCCTGCCTATCTACCCCGAACTTACAGACCTAGAAGTCGAATACATCAGCGATCAGGTTGTAAACTGCGTCGCATAAACGCATAACTGGCCAACCAAGACCACTCATAGCTCTTCTTCAAGTCTGCAAAGTTGCCGGCTACTTGGTCGTAGTATTCCACAGCATCTTCGGCGCCCCATTGACTCCATTCGGCATTTTTAGCTTCACCAGCATTGCTGAGCCACATGTTAAGTCTGTATTCACTTTCGACATCGGGTAAACTGGCTTTTAATTTAAGAACTTCACGGAATGCAGTGCGCCAAGCTGTCCAAGGTGTTTCATTATAATTGGCTACACCACTAAGCACGGGCACAACTTCGTGCGGTTGATCTAATGTAAAGTCCAATCCTGCTCCAGTATTCTTCAACACCATTTTTTTGTTGTAGGCAATCATGGCTTGGTGACCATATGTTAATCCATTTACAGGATTGTATGCGTGGAAGATATAGTGTTTGGGTTGTTGCATACGATCAGGTTGCCAGGTCCAATCAAACATTTGATTCACTTCTAGCTTGGCAAACACAGCAAAGAACCAAGGCGTGGTGCTGGCTCTAGCAGCCGCATGATACGCTGCCACTCGTCCATTTACACCTTCTACCACATGAGCGCGGTTTGTGTACCTTGACTCGTTGGCCAGATATATTGTCATCTGCAAATAATTAGATCCAGCATTAGGTTCGCCATTGCTGATAAACACAATGTCCAATGGTTGATCTGTTAACTTGCGATGTGTTCGATCTATGTGTGTGTAGTCATACAACTGTGTGCGAATGTCACCTACTGCTACTCTCGGCACAATTACACTAGTGGCACCTGAACTTAGTGGCACAATAGTTTTGGTCTCTTTGCGCCACAAAGGCACAGTAAACACATCAGAGCACACAGTGTCTACAGTGGTAAATGTGGCCAATGGACCCGACCATGTTGTGTTTTTAACTACATCAACATGACTGTCTTCTGTGTGTTGGATCACAGGCATGGGTCTGCGTGGAACACGAATTTTAGGCACATAGTTTACACTGTACCATTCCAGCAGAGCTTTCTTTTCTGCACGAGCCGCAAATGTAGGAACATGCATATAAAATGTATCTCCAAACTTTTGTTCATTGCTGGCAAATACATGTAGCATGGTACTTTGCCATTTTTCTGGATGCCACGAAAAGTCAAAGTCTGTGTAGTCACAAATACTGCTACACACCCATACAAACTCATGCTCACCAACAAGACTCTTTGCCAACCGTATCAGAGTATCTCTATAGTTGTCAAAGTAACGCACCTTCTTTATGGCTCCGGGAACTTGTCCTCCAGCACCATCCAGGTGATCTATTTCAATAACAGGAACTGTGACTGTTTCAATCTTGATCTCTACATGCTCAAGGTATTTGATTTCTGTTGCGCCTGACACATGATACTGTGGACCACCGGTCTTTTGCCATTGTGTAGCAAACTGATAGATGTAAGCGGGTTCGCCAGGATCCGGAACCCAAGTGAAGTCCACGTGTTCTTCACGCACACCCTCAGGTAGCACCCACATTGTTTTGTTGGGTAATAGTGCGGCTCTGGGGTAGTCCATGTACTTGACGGGCAATTCTTGATCCTGGGGCTCAGAACAATAACGCAACATGGGCATTTTCTCTGCAGGCCAGTGTTGATTTCCAAACACATATATCATAGGCGGCTCTCCTGGATCGGGCTGCCAAGAGTAGTCGAACTCATAATCATGATGACTGATGTTGTCCCAGTGTAGCTGTGTTTCCGGCAACTGAGCACGTGGGTAATCCATGTACTTGTGTTCAGTAGCACCAGGCACAGTGTATGTAACAGTGGGCATGATCTCTGCTGAATGCCACTGATTACCAAACACGTAGATGTAGGGTGGATCTCCTGGATCTGGAATCCATGAATAATCCCAGTCGCACTGTTGTATAGTGTGCCACTTGTTGTCTTGCCGTACAGGTAATTTAGCCCGGGGATAATCCATGTACTTGCGTTCAGTGGCATGGCCCACACAGTATTCCACTGTGGGCATGATCTCTGCTGTGTGCCATTCATTGCCAAACACATATATGTAATCTGGATCTGTAGGATTGGGTCTCCAACTATGATCAAAGTCAGCAATATCGTGCAACACGCCGAAGTCTGCAGGACTAGATGCTACAGTAGCCACAATATTATCTACATACTTGATTTCTGTGCTGCCAGGCACTGTATAAACTATAGTAGGTTCTAATACTCCAGGATTCCATTGATTGCCAAACACATACGTATAAGGAGGATCAAAAGGATTTGGTTCCCAAGAATAATCAAACTTGCTCACTGCCAGGTTATGCGCAAACAACTGTGGCTGTGGTAATCTCGTTGTTTTTAAATCCATGTATTTGCGTTCTGTTGCTCCAGGAACAACATACTCTACACTGGCTTTATATTCAGGCGAGTTCCACTGATTACCAAATACATAGATATAAGGTGGCTCTGCTGGATCTGGATGCCAGGACCAATCCCATGCCTCTTGATCTATTGTTTCGTGTATTTTCCATGAATCTTCATTGTTAATTCTATGCAATACTACATCAGTGTGATAGGTTGTGTCTGTATAACCTGCCGCAGGAACAAGATACGTGCCGGAATCTTTTTGCCACTGACTTGCCCATGCATGTCGTTGGTGTGCTTGCCAAGGCACAGGTTCCCAAAGAAAATCAAAGCCAGAGTAGTCCGATAAGTAATTTACAAACCAAAAGAAACGTGTGCGACTCTGCTGTTGTGCTTGTTCAATGGTATCTACTGCCTGCTCATGCGCAAACAAATTGGGCTTTTTTCCAGAATAAAATACATCAAACATGATAAGAATAGACGAGATTTATAATAATACCTTTTGGCCTTGGTTACATAAAAATAAACCAGGTACGAGATTGTTTTTTTGTGATCCGCCGGGAAGAACCGACCCGGATGCTTTATTTAACTTGGGCAGTGATGACATTGTAGAAACCGACTACGTGTGGATGCACGATCAAGAACCGTGTTGGACGGAAGAATATCGGCCATTGTTTGATGATGTAGCAAGACGGAATACGGACTTGTGGTGGCATCAATACAATCAAGTAAAACCAGAACAATTTGGACATGTTGTTGTAAGCGAGCGCGGCGAGTATGTTGAGCAACTTTGTGCCGCATATGGATGGAAAAGTCACTATTATTTTTACCATGGGTGGGCTTGTCAAGACTGGTTCCGTGGATATGATAAGTCATTCTTAATTCCTCGTGCAAGAGATCGTGCGCCCACAAAAACTTTTATGAGTCCCAATCGTATCGTAGGCGGCAAGCGTGATCATCGTGTGTTGTTTTTGTATAATATATTCAAACAAGGGTTAGAGCATAATCATATCAGTGTGCCACGAGTATGCCAATACGAAAATGTTGACATAAGTGTTGTGGCCAACAAGTATTGTAACACATATCCAGATATTTCGCAAGTGTTTGAAAGTGCCGCTTTACCGAGATTGTTTGAAGGAGAAGAGTCACAACAAATGACCAGTTGTTGGCTAGGCAACTATGCAGAAGCACAAGACAGTTTGGTATATGTTCCTACCGAAACTGTATACTTTGGCCGCAGAACACACATAACAGAAAAAACATTTAAAGCAATTGCATTAGAAATGCCATTTGCATTGGTTGCACCTGCCCACAGTTTGGAGTATATGCGCAGTTACGGATTTAAAACATTTAATGACATATTTGACGAAAGTTACGACACCGAAACTGATGACGTACTGCGTGTAGAAAAGGTTACTCGATTATTAAAAGACTTAGACAATCAAAGTGCGAGAGAACGTCAATCAATACATCGTGCATGTTTACCTATAGTGGAACACAACTTCCGACACTTTTACATGGGCGGATTAACAAATATATTATGGCCGGAACTAACTGGCATGCTCCATGGCTTACGCAAATAACTTTGTTGCTGACCGCATAGTTCGTAACAAAGCATATCCAGCACTGGCACGTTGGTCGGCACAGCCATACACCTCTGAGTGGAGACAATTTGTACAGCATTGGCCCAACACAGTTCCTGCTGAGTTGTACGAACATTTCAACACACACAGCATAGAGTACAAGTTATCTGACTTTAACAATATCGTTACAGGATCTTACTACACAGTAGGGCTAGGTTTTTTTAACTTTGATGTTGACTACTTTGCCTTAATGACGGAAGTAGTGCGACGTCAGTTACGCCGCGAAGAACTAACTGTGCTGTTTTACTATCACGAAGGCGACAATCCATTCCGTATCCGAGATCGACTAGATGAACTGTGTCAAAATCATTTGCTGCCGCCTAACTGCTACCGGTTTGTCAGTGGCAATACAGCAGCCAATGGCATTCCAGGCTTTGCATATTTTCCAGATCACGAACTTCTATACTGGCATCGTAATCAACAAATACCCCCAACACCCGTACACTCAAATAAACGATTGCGCGACTTTACAGTACTAAGCAGAACACACAAATGGTGGCGTGCCACTGTGATGACAGACTTGCATCGTACAGGGTTGTTGAACAATAGTTATTGGAGTTACGGAACTGACGTTGCTACAGACGAAGCCGAAACTGACAATCCTATTGAAGTTGACACTCTTGGAATCAGGACAGATATTGAACAATTTTTAAGCAACGGCCCGTACACATGCGACACACTTACACCGGAACAACACAACGATCATCACTTAATAGAAACCAATCATTTCACAGATAGTTACTGTAACATCATATTAGAAACACATTTTGATGCAGACGGGTCAGGCGGTGCGTTTTTAACTGAAAAAACATTCAAAGCAATCAAACACGGACAACCTTTTGTTGTGGTGGGCTGTGCAGGATCCTTGTCTGCATTGCGAGACCTAGGATATCGCACATTCGATCACGTTGTGGACAACAGTTACGATACTATACAAGATAATACTGAACGTTGGATTGCAGTGCGCAACACAATCACTCAATTAAAGTCGCAAAACTTACACGCCTGGTTTGAATCCTGTCGAAGTGATGTTGAACACAATCAACAGTTATTTTGTAGCACAAAAGCCGGCAGATTAAATACTCTATTAGAAAGAATACACAATGATTAATTCCTACACCAGTTGGCAACCCTTAGAAGAAGTTATTGTAGGTCGTGCATACAGCCCAGACTACTTTGACTTCATTGAAGATCCGCAAGTGCGTAACCAATTACAACAGATCTTACACGAAACAGAAGAAGATTTAAATAACTTGCAAAAGACAATTGAAACTTATGGTGCTCGTGTACGTAGACCTAATTTGCCGCCCAAGGATCAATTTGTATGGTGGCAAACAGAAAACGGTGGTGCACCGCTGCCTCCACTGACTCCGCGTGATTGGCAAATCAGTCTAGGACAAAAGTTACTGCGTGTGTTGCCAATGGAAGAACTGGACGACATTTGTGCAGAATATGCAGACCAAGTGATCAGTCCACACAACGGTCGCTGGGATGCTGACTGCATTCTTAACCAAGCAAGTGCCAGTTGTATTGTACGTGTAGGGCGTGACGTATTCTTTGACAACAGTGATTATCTAAAGCCAGAACAAACTCGTTGGATTGTGGACAACTGCTTGGGCCCAGAGTATCGTATACACGAAGCAGTAACAGACGGCCACGGCGATGCTGTGTTTGCTATTCTCAAGCCTGGTGTTATCTTGTCCAGCAAGCACGATGTTAACTTAGACTTAGCCAAGGACTTTCCAGGGTGGGAAGTGCTAAAGATTTGGGACTCAAGTATCTGGGCCGCAATGGAAATAGGCAAGTTCAAATACGAACAAAGTCCCGGAGCATGGTATGTGCAAGGGCAAACGCCCACACAGGAGTTTACCAAGTTTGTAGACACCTACTTGAACAAGTGGACCGGCTTTGTTGATGAAACAGTATTTGATGTCAACTGTTTAGTGCTGGATGAAGAAAATGTTATCTTCAGTGCTTACAATAGAGATGTGTTTGATTTCTGTAAACAGCATCGTATTAATCCTATTATCAGTGAACTGCGTCACAGTTACTTCTGGGACGGTGGCATCAGTTGTTGTACACAGGATTTGACACGCCGAGGCGGTTTAGAAACATATCTATAATGTTTGTCATTCCAATTGCTAACCAGCACTCGTACAATTCAATACCGCGTAATGCAGATTTAAAATTAACCATTGACAATCACTGCAATGCGCCCAGTCGCCAATTGGTTATAGACTGGAAAGGTGATTGTTTTGTATGTGGGTGCGAAGCATGGTTACCGATCAGTGTGGGACAAATTTCAGACTTTGATTCATTGGCCAGTGTATGGAATAGTAATACAGCGTTGGCATTACAAGCAGATATTGATTCCGGTGCATATACACATTGTGCTGTTGATCGGTGTGGTGTGGTACATGCCAGCAAGATAGACAAAACACACGTGGTCAGTATCAATGTTGACGAAAGTTGTAACCTACGTTGTCCCAGTTGCAGACCTGCGGCAATAATGATCAACTCAGGTCCCGAATATGATCAAAAACTAGCACAGGTACAACACATACGCCGATTGTTAGAAGAGTTTGCAGAGCCCTGTCACATTGTGATGAGTGGCAACGGAGATCCATTGGCCAGTGCTATTATGCGTCCATTGATACGAGAGTTTCGGCCCGGCCACAATCAAACTATTCGGCTGTTCACCAATGGCCTATTGCTAAAAAAACAACTAGATGATTCTCCTATCCTTGATCACATCACACAGTATTTTATCAGCATAGATGCAGGCTCTGCTGGTGTGTATGAACGTGTGAGATTAGGCGGGCAATGGTCTCAATTGATTGCTAACCTAACTTGGTTGCAAGACACTGCTAAACGTACAGGTGCAGAAGTACTGTTAAAGTTTGTGCTACAACAAGACAACTATCAAGACATGCAGAACTTCTGTCGACTATGTGTTGATATGGGCTTTAGTGGTGTTATCAATCGACTAGAAGATTGGGGCACCTGGGCCGATTACGCTGTGCATGATGTGATTGGTAACGCCGAACATACAGATCATCTGGCGGCCATGTATTTCTTAACCAGTGCATACTCAGAGTATGCAGGGCGTATACAGTTTAATCCCAGTCTAGAAGAAATGTGTCATGCCCAATAGACTCAAAACTTCCGCGGCGGTTATCGTCATTGATGCATGGCCAGATCTGGTTGGCCACTGGCCTTATTCAATGTTAAAAAACCTAACAGAGTTTATTCAACAAGATTTTGTGAAGTGTATAGTAGTCGCATCTTACTCAGAATACACAGTTCACGGAACAACAGCAACGCCGATAGAGTCGCCAATTTGGCACAACAGTCGACAGGTTTTCAATCCCGATCTCAATCCTGCTGTTCCGGCCTACACAGGTTCAGCCTGGTTGGCACAATAACATGCACAGATAATTTCTAACAACCATCATGGCCCTGTTGTAAATCAATTTATACTTCATGATACACCGGTCACTAATCCGGCTGTGTTAACTATGTCTCTTAGACAGGATCAGAAAATGTTTGCGGCCTGGACTCTGGACCAGGTGGTATATTTGCTCAATTCACAGTATCCCGACGTTGAAAATATATATCTGTGTGGTGGATCATTTGAACAGTGTCTATCCAATCGACCGGTGGGGGTGAAATCACTGATGGTTGCAATGAATTTAAATCAGTTTAACAATGTTCAACGTTTATTAATTCCACCTAAATGTGTTTACACCGACAGTGGCAAATTATTAAATGATGAATTAGAACTGATCGATCCAAACTGGTATTATAATCAAGTACAAGACTTGATTCATGTACAACTCCGACCGTTGCGTGAACAAACTACTAGTAAAGATGTTCTGGCAGCATTAGATCTTGAACAGATGGCAACCAACAAGCGGCATGGCTTAGACTAGAAACTAAAAAAGACGTGGGCTATTATAGGTGTGTCAGCCACGGAAACAACAGTTTCCAATCGGTGCCACGACGGCGATCTATTTCAGTTAGATAAACTTTCAAATCAGCAACACGTTCTGCGTTGCGCGGTCCTGCCACAATCTGTTTCATAATGCCACGCATGTGTTCTTTAGCACTGACTTCGCTGGGATTGCGTTCTCGCATTGCGGCCAACAGACGCTCGAAGTCCTGTTCAAACACACCTGGTCCAAATATGTCTGGAACCATTTCAGGCGGTGTCATTACACTCATGAAACTGTAGCTAATAGGATTCCACGGGTTTCGACGATCGTTCCATTCGTTTATCTTTTCTACTAGCTCAGGTGCTGTTTTAATTGTCAATGCCGACACTGCACTGTTCACGCACATCACAACCCAGTCTTTATCCAGTAGATATTCCCAGTTTTCTGTCCACTCAGCCAAGTCTAGTCCCCACCGCACATACTCTTCTTGTGGTCCCCAGGCATCTATACTACCTGTGATTTGCAATCGTTTTAGTGCGCCAGACTCAACCATCTTGCCAAATCGATCAATGTAGGCTCGGAACTTTTTAGGAGGTACCTTTAGGTTGGTAATAATGTTGAATGTGAGTTCGGGATTGGGGTGACTCTCCCAGAAGTCCATGCTGATGTCAAATTCATCCTGGAAGAAAGGCTCGCCGCCTAGTATTTGATAGTAGCGTATGTGTTTGTAACGATCTTTCTCTTCAAGATAACGCCAAAAGTCTGCTAACATGCGCTCATAGTTGGGATTAGATTGTGTGTTATGCCCAAAGTTTACATTGCCTTGTGTAAACACACCAAATCGTCGGTTCTCTTCTTCCCATTTTGTACTAAAGTGACTGCCGCAATACAAGCAGGCCATGTTGCATACATTGTTGAAATATACTTCTAATATGGTAGGTACAACTTCTAATGTAGCTGGATCTTCAAACAACTCGTGTGGAGTGCGATCTAGGTCATGACGAGCATGCAATTGATATTGTCTATCGCTCATGCCGCCGGCTGTTTCAATTTTCTCACAGTATTGACAACCACCCTGTGGCCATTCGCCACGCAACATCATTTGCCTGGCTTCTATTTTGTTTGGCAGGTTATGAAAACTTTCAAAATTATCCGGAGGTATGGGTTGTTGGTCTGTGCGATGGCAACTGGCACTTGTGCCTTGATTTAAGTACACAGTACTCCATGCCCACTTGAGCAAGCATCCTGTGTCTGTTTTGATTGGAAATACTTGTTTATCAGTCATGAGCAGACTTTTACTCCGTATAATTGTTCAAATCTATCTGCGTCTGCACGATCATTTACCATGGGTTCACCACGTATGTTAAGACTTGTGTTAAGCAACATGGGACAACCTGTGTTCTTGTACCATTCTTCTAGCAGTTGTCTTATTCCGGAGCCATCCTTGGGAACAGTCTGTACCCTACTAGTGCCATCCCTATGAACGATAGCAGGAAATATGTGAGGATGCCTACAGCGAGCGATGACTTGCATATACCTACTGTTATGGAAGCCATGAGGCATATCAAAATACATATCAACATGTTCCTCCAAAATGATTGGCGCAAATGGTCTGAATTGCTGTCGTCTTTTAATATCATTTACACGGTCCTTTATATCTGCACCACGCGGGTCTGCCAATAAACTACGATTGCCTAGAGCTCTAGGGCCAAACTCTGCACGACCACTAGCAACACCCACAATTTTATCACGTAGCAAACAAGCCACAACGTCGTTGACAGGATAAGCACCAGGAATATCACTACCCAGATAGGCGTTGGTCCAATGTATCTGTTTTCCGTATGCCAGTGCTGCTGCCCCCAGGCTACTGCCAGCATCACCAGGACAAGGCATAATCCAAATGTTATCAAAGTATTCTCCTAGGTTGCGGTTAGCACTACAGTTGAGAGCAACACCGCCCATGTAGACCAAGTTGTTACTCCAGCCAAAGTCCCTGGCTCTACGCATTACTGAGTTGATCAGCTGTTCTGCTATGGCCTGTGCGCCAGCGGCAATATCAAACTCCGTTAAGCCTTCTAAGTACTGGTTGTCTATGCCGGTGTGCAGATTTTCACGAAAGCGTATGGTGTCTACATCTTCTACCAATGCTTGCATTTTAACAGCGTGACCAGCATTGCCATATGCAGCCATGCCCATCAAGATATATTCTTCATCTAATGGACGTAGGCCAACGCTGCCAGTAACTGCAGAGTAGAACAGTCCAATTGAATGTGGATAATGTTGTGTCCAAAGTTTTTTATACTTTGCCATGCCTTTTGAATCATATTCTGCTCCCCAGATAGTTACGGTGTCTAATTCGCCAATTGCATCAATTACAACCACTGTGGCCCTGTTATAGGGGCTGGATTGGAATCCAGCGGCGGCGTGACTATGATGATGGGACATATATTTTCTAGGACATTGTAGTAGTCGCTGCCGATGAACAGTATCAGATAAGTGTTTACGCAGATACTGATCCAAAGTAAAATTCCCAAAATTAAAGGCTTCCTCATATTGTCCCGAATATAGTTGTTGTAGTTTTTTGACCCACGGACGTTCATAGTATGCAATCACATCCGGAGTTGCGTATGACATTGCTTCTGCAATGATTGAATCATTTAGATGTGCGTCGTTTTTGTTTTTGCTGTAGCGTTCTGCATGGCCAGCAAAAAGGACGCTGCCGTCAGACTGAATTACACTGACGGCAGCATCGTGAAATCCAGCACTGATACCAAAATATGTTTTCAACTTCATTTGTAGATAAAAGGATCTCGCTTGCGTAGTTCTTTTAGTTTTTTACGATAGCGTATTTCTAAACAAATACGATTGTATAAATTTTTAATCCAGTTCATATCATGTCCTTTGTATTATTTTAATTTGTTGGTCTGCATAATCTGCATCTGTCCAGTTATAACTGTATGTAGCTGTTGCATTGCTGGTGCGTATTTTATACACATCAAGATGCGTTCCCAACATGTTCCATATATCTACATAGTTATCTGTTCCAAAACTACGGATCAAATCTACCTGAGCCACCTGCGGATGTCCAATGGTCAATGTTTTATCGTCTGGATCAAATCCATTGTTTATTAACCATGTTCTAAAGTCTGCCAAATGCTTCTTTTGCCAGTCATGTGGGCCAGGATTGTTTGCCCACTCTATATCAAAATCACCAGCAGCTTCAAGTTGACTACGCATGGTTGTGGTTGTTAAAGTATCAATGATCATATTGGGATTATAGTTGGCCTCGTCCACAAATACTTCCCAATGGTGTTTGCCCACAGCCTTATTTACGCCTACAAAAACTCCACCCAGTGGCCTATTGATTGTTTCAATTCCAAACAGTTCATAATCTTGTTTATCTAATAGAAATCGTGGTGCGTGTAACCAACACATGAGTTGACTAGGTCGTTGCCATGCAGGTGCATAAAGTGCTTTGCGCATACTGAGAACAAGACTTTCGTATTCATGACATAACAAATTTAATTGTCTTATATGCCATCGTGTAGTAGAATCTGCTTTGGTATAAAAAGGACTCATTGCACCCGATACACCTTGTAAATCTTCAAAGTAACGATGTAGATAGTTTAACTTATCATGTATTAACGTTGTATCAGGCGTAATAGTATTAGCAGTTGAGAAATAATCGTCAATTTGATATCCGATGTTGGCAGCATTAATGGCAGCAATACTACTGTTCATTTGTTCAGTCAAGTATTCTGCGTTGCGCTGACTTTGTGTAAATCCAAAAAAACAGTAATTCTTTTCCAAATGATAATTGTCACGGATCAGGGTATTTAATGCGGCAAGCCATTTGTGACTCAGGCTGTTGTCCGCCACATCTATATGCACAGTGAGCAGACTATCTTTTCCGCGCAGGTCTATTTCAATTTGATCTATCATTGTATATTCATCCACCATTTTAATACATAGGCCGGCTGCTCAGTATGTCTGTCATTGTGACTTGTTGTGTACGTATCTGTTCTAATTTTAACACACGTGCCTTGCCTTTTGCAATACCTGCGGCATACTGATCCGGCCATTGTTCAGCAAACGTAGGGCGTGTGCGTAGTTGAATTAACATGTCTCGCATCACTTGTGTGCGACATTGCGGTAACATTTCGTCAATCCAATCATGTAGCAATTCACGCGGCAATGCTAACGGACTCATAACAATGTCAGGACCGAAACTGAATATCACTTTGGCCAACAGTTCTACTCCATACGTTTGCGCTAACGTTTCCATTGCACCAATCTCAAACATGCCTGGAAGAGTCAGCGTAAAGTCCAACCGCATCTGTCTACGATTTTTTTGGTACTTTAACCCTTCTTCAAAGTTTTGACAGAACTGTGAATAATCAAGTCCTGTTCTGATGTATTCTCCGATGTGTCCGGTTCCGTCAAGGCTGGCACAAATCTGCCAGTCACGTATGTTGGTCAAAATGTCACGATATAAATTAACGCCACGATACTCAATGCGACTAAGATTGGTGTTATATCTAGCATATAGCTTAGGTCCATCTCCAAGTTCTACAATTCTTTTCATATACCGCCAATGTTGTTCATACATTAAAGGTTCTCCGCCCACCCAATAAATCTCTTCTACACGGTGTTGTTCTACTGCTTCGGCAAATTCTGACTCAATTTGCTCATCTTGAAACTTGGTTATTTCTTGACGTATTTCTGTGCGCATCCAATTGTTCTTAGGATTGTGCCAGTTGGTCATGTCATGTGTCTTTTGCTCTGTTTCCCATGCACTACTTAACATGTCTCCGCAGGTTCTACATTTAAAGTTACACAGGTTTGAGAAACGGTAATCCCAACTAACTGGTTTCATCGTGGTATACCCTGTGCTGTCTGTAGTAGTAACTGCATCGTCATATTTGTGTTTGAATAAATGCCAAAAATAACTGCGGTAAACATCAGTGTTTAACAGTTTACTATTACACACGTCGCATTCTGGTAATGTTTCGCCTGCCATCATTCTACGTCGAACTGATCGCATGTGATCACTGTTCCAGTGTTGCTCTAGTGTAACAGGCGTGTACCGGCCAGAGCCTGCAGATGTGTCAATATACTGCTCAAAACTCTGTGCAGGTTCTCTGGAAGCGCAACACATACGCCGTTCTGTTTGTGGACTTAGATACGTGTGTGTCCATGGCGCCATGCACAATGTATCAGGCTTTGTTGTAGTCATAATTGATCAATGCCGCAAACTCTGGTGCCACATCTGCTAAGTTTTGTTTTCGTTTGTAATCAAAGTCGCGCAGGTTCATTCGCAACAGATTTCCATCTAGGCTATTGCCACGATTCATAAACTCAGCCGCACTCACAAATTCTTTAAGTATCTTAGGCGGAACGCTTGCAGAGGTCAGTTGTTTAGTAATTTCTGCTTTGGCCGATTCTGGCAGTGTGCTGATACTAAAGTAATAGGCATCGTGCATCATGTTCCAGTAAATAAAATCAAATCCCTGTTGTACAAGCCAATTGGCCACTGTTTCGAGATAGTACACATTGAATACATTAATGGTGCAACAGGCCTGCAGAGTAATGTTGCTGTTGCGGCTGCGTAGTTGACGGAAACGTTCAACATTCTCCACAACTTCTGTCCACACAGCATTAGTGCGTTGATATTCAAAACGTTCAGCAACATCGTCGATGCTGACAGCAATCTCTACATGTTTGAAATGTTTCCAGATTGCCTCACCTTCATCTGGATATTGTGTGCCATTGGTATTGTAATGTATTTCGACTTGTGCGGCACGTCCAGTATCTACTAACTTTTGTAGCAGTTGGAAATGTTCTTTGATCATAAAAGGCTCGCCGCCAGTAAATTCAATGTAGCGTATGTTGTCCAGGTGCTGGTCTAGGTCTGTCCAGAACTCTGCGCTTTCTCTAGGCCAGGCACCGTCCTTCAGCATTTGATAAGCAAAGTTGCCACGAGTGTCTTCTGCACGATTATATTTAATTTCTTCCGCGGCGAACTGGCTACTGCTCCACGAACCACAAATGCGACATTTTAAGTTGCAGATGTTGCCCAGTTTAAGATCAAGGAACATCAATGGCATAGCATCCGTGGTCCAGGAAACATCTGTGTCAATCATGTGCTTGAGTCTGTCTAGTGTATGCATACGTTTACTTGTGCGACCTGCACGTTCTTCGTTCCAGCAACGCCGGCAGTTTTGCGGCTTTTTGCCAGCAAGAAAGTCTTCACGCAGAGTTTTCATTGCTTGACTATTTTGTATTTCAACTAATCCAGTAGAGGCCAGTTTATATTTGTCACCAGCATCGTTGGTAATTTCATCCATGGCCAAACAGCATGGTCGCACAGTGCCAACAGGACTAGCCTCTAGACTGATCCAGGGTAACACGCAAAAAGTGTCATGTGGTATGTTCATTTAATTGCTCTTAGTTCAGGTAATACATCAAGCACATGTTCTCGTCTAATGCTGTCAAGCTCGTGCGTCTTGCGCCAAAAAGTGTCTAGTAGATGTGTGTTGTCAGTGCTGTTCATAAATGTAATAGCACTTTCAAATCCCACAGTGGCACGATTTAATTGATCCAATGGGCGCAACCATTCTAAGTGTTGCTCATACTTAGATTGTATTTGTTGTTTGTACTCTGCAGGTGCGATGTCGATACGCAAGTATGCAGGGTCTTGAAGTATGTTCACGTTGAGATCCTGAGGTTTTAATAAACCTTTTTCTACCCAGTCTCTGTGGAAGTCAGGAAGATGCAGTGCATTCATTATACTCAATGTAGGACTGATATAAAAGTCTACCCTAGGGCATATTTCCATCATCTGTCTACGATTAGATTCTACCACAGCCCAGTCTGTGCCTTTACGTATATACTCACCTCGTGGACCCGACGCATCAAGGCTTGCACCAACTGCCACGCTGTCAAATTTGCGCCAGTAATCAAACACTGTGCGGTCTTTAAGACGTGTCTGTGTAAAGTTAGTATTGTATATTAGTCTAACATCAAAGCGACCACGACGTTCTAGTTCTTCTAGAATCCGGTAGTGCTCTTCCATCATCAAGGGTTCGCCGCCGGCAAAGTAAATCTGCTCCACGTGATCAATATGCTCAATCAGCTGTTCCCACAGATCAGTGGCAAAACGACCAGCATAGTTAAGAGGTTTGTTTTGACTGGCCCAAGCGGATCCTGCTAATTCTGTTTGATCTTTGTACCAACTTGAACTAAAGATATGCCCACAACTACGGCAACTTAAATTGCAAAGATTACTAAACCGCAGATCCCAATAGGTCATTTCAAATTGATCAACATGCCCAGCAGCATCTGTATTGTCTACACGGGCAACATGGTGCCCGTGGTGCTTGTTGGCACTTTTACGTCCACTGAAAAATCCTGATTCTTCCTGTTCGTAGCAACGGCCACAGGTAGGATTAGGTGTTTCGGCCAGCATGTCAACTCTGAGTTGTTTTTGTTCGGCACTGTTCCATATTTCTGCCAGTGTGTTTGATCTGCAGTTGCCAATTTGGCCCACACCCATTTCGGCATGACAGCAAGGATATGCTTCGCCTGTGGGATATGCGTGTAAGTGTATCCAAGGGTAGATGCAAAATGTTTTGGAATCTTTTAATAAAAATTCTTCACGTTCTGAAAGTTCTGTTGGACGTACTAAATCTGTTGAATTATATTTGTATTGAGTCATACCATGTTGATAATGTTACGTCTAACGAATAACTGTCTTTAAATGTATCTTTAAAACTTTTTCCGCGACGTTGATCGTACTGTGTGTAAAACTGCTTAAAATCATTGTGTAACTTAGGCATATCAAATGCGTCTGAATGCGGAGTTTTTACTACATCTAAATAATCAATTAATCTCTGTAGGTGATTAATCTCGTGTTCGTGCAGTATGTCAGGAACCGCTTTCCATCGCTGTAGGAAATTAGATAAGTCAAGCATGTGACGTGTAAGCAATGCCCGGGGCAATACCAGTGGACTTTGAAAACTGGGAAATCTCAATATATTTAATGTAAAGTTAACACGTTCACGACCATACTTTGATTTAAGTTGTACTACGTAATGCAGAAGCATTGGCAACGTTGTCAAGCACAATGCATTAATGGTGGCCATTATGTGTACTGCACCCACATGACTGTCTAGTAATTTAACTACATTTTTTTCCCAAGCAGGATAATCTAGTCCATCTCGAATATATTCAGCGGCAGCGCCAACAGCTTCCATGGATGTGTAAATTTCCACATCCAATCCTTGAGTGCTTTCAATTAATCTATCCACGTCAACATCTGCACCAAGATTAGAATTAATTGCTAACCGGGTGGTCGATCTACCGGGATTGTTTTTAAACCAGTCAATCAATTTCCATGTCTCGGCACTCATTAGCGGTTCGCCGCCGGTGATTCTCAGTTCTTGGAGTGTTTGGTGAAGGTCAGTTTCCCACCATTTAAAAAACGCTTCAACATAGGGATTAGTTTCACCAAGCCGGTATAGTTGACTGCTAGCGTGAGCATGAGTAAAGTGGTTACGCCCATCAGACACCAGGCCGACATAAGGTCCGCTTCGCTTGATATCATTGACCCATGTGCTACTGAAAGCAGGGTTACAATAGCTACAAGCAAATTGGCAAGTGCGATCGAACGCAATTTCAAGTGTGCGAAGATTGACATCTTCGGTGTGTGGGGTGTTATATGCTTCATCTAAGGCCTTTATAGGATAAATTTTACTTTTGTACACACGGTCTGATACGGAATCTTTGCCCATGTCTTCGATCTTCCAACAGTATTCACAACCTGAGGGACGTTTCCCTTCCAACATCAGTCGTCGATCATCTTTTTTCTTTGCAGTGTTATGCAATGCAGATGGATTAATTTTTAATTGTTCAACATCGATTGCGTGTGCTGGAGGGTGATGACAGCTGGTGGTCTGGCCCGAACCTAGCCATATGGTGGCATTGTACCATTTGGCCGCACAAAAACTTGCACTCTTGGTGTCTAAAATTTCATGTTTAAAGTCTAAATCGTTCATTGATAAATTGTTGGAAACGGTTGGGAAATTCTTTGCGAGTCTGTGTGCGCACTTCTGCAAGATGTTGTTGATTGTATTTACACACATTATAGCATTCATTTAGGAAACTTGCAAGATCTTGTTGGCACAAATCATTAACTATCATTGTTATTCTTTCCATTCGATCTTGATGATTATCAATAGAATCAAAACTTTCATCAATCACATGTCCAAATGTTTGAAATCCCAACTTGTGTATATCTCGATAAAATCCTACACTGGTAGCACAGATCCACGGATGCCCCATGGCCAATGGTTTGGCAATTTTTTCTGTTCTAAAACTATACGGATATTCAAACACAGTTTCAGTTACTAAACTAAAGTAGGTGTCAATATACGGAGCAGGTTCTAAATAAATTTCTCCCCATTTGCTGCCAAACAGTTCGTTCTTGGCAAATTTGTGTGGGTAGTCGATCACAATACTATTATTTTTAAAAAATTCAAATTCATATTCTGAAGGCAAGTGTTTAATAGATGCAGTTTTTCCCAATAGATCTTGCCTGTTTTCTATTAGTGTAAAATGCCTGCTGCCACCGGCACGACCATCTAACAGTGTCCAAAGTGCATGATCCAACAGATTCATTTGTCGAAATCTTTCAAGTAGATATTTTCTATGTGATCTTGCTCGCCCATTTAGAAATAAAAATTTGTAGGGTTTGTTGTGTTTGGCAAAGATTTCATCAGTACGTTGTTGTGCCTGAATGTTTTCATCATAGTCCAAGATGTGTGTAATAAAATGTTCGTGCAATAGATATGGATATTGAGATTCCATCTCGCCTCCAGTTAGCAACAATAGTTGACCTGACAGTACCAGGTCCTCAATCTTTAACACATGCAATTGATCCAGTATAGTTTTAGAACCTTCGGCGCTGTTGCCAAATATCACAGTTATGGTTGGATCCTGTGTCATTGATCTGACACGATCTGTGTGTTCTACCATTTGCTTACGGCCTAATAGATAGATTGAATTGGACTGCGTTTCGTGCAGGCCCAAATCCCAGAATTCATCATCCGAGTAAGGTTTCATTATACTGTAAACCTCGCTCATTGTGTCAATAATAAACTTACGATTGCCGAGCATGGTACTCGCATTCTGCCCACCAAGACCGCATTTCAGGAAAAGCTGTTAAAAAGTCAGTTCCTCTACGCCGATCATGTTCAGCAAAGAAACGATGGAAATCTGCTCGGGCAGTTGAATTATCTTTATGTTGTCCTTCACGCATCCACGCAACATCACGTTCTAGGCGTTGCACTTCGTAATCTTTAAATCCGTGCAGAGGGTTAGCTTCTGTAACCATGTTGGCCAACATGTAATCTCTAGCACGTTCTAACTGTTGTGCATAACTTTCTGGAAGTATTTGTAAACTTTGCCAAGCAGGTTCACGTAGTACTGGAGTATCAAACCACACACGTTGATAAGTTGTTGAATATGTTTTTCTTAATTCCAAAATCCATTTTAACAGTGCAGGCAAACCAGTGACAGTTAAATTGTTCATAGTAATAATAAACGTCAGACTATTGCGATAAGGAATATCACGTAAGAATTCTTCAACATTATTGGCCATGCGACCATAGTCCAGTCCGTGACGTAAGTATTCTGCTTGTGCAGGTATACCAGAGTCTAGGCTGACGTACTGCATGAAGTGTTCAATGTTGGGCGTACAAAGACGTTTTACATAACTTATGTACTTTTTAAACAGCGCATCTTCCACTGAAAAGTTTGACGTTACATTCAGGTGTAGTTTAGGATTAGGGTGTTCTAATACATAATCAAACACCCGATAAGTGTTTCGATCCATTAATGGTTCACCACCAGTCATACGAAAGTGCTCTAGCTGTGGATACAGGGTGGGCCACCATTCCCAAAATGCATCTACATAAGGGTTAGCTTCCCTGACAGGAATAGGTTTGCGATTGCCTACAAAATGCTCCGGCGCATTGTGTGGTTTACTGGTGGGATATGCACCGTGTCGTTCTACTTCTTCACCCCAACTACTACTGAACTGCGGTGAACAATAACTGCACTTTAGATTACAAGCGTGGTTAAAATTAACTTCTACATAACTGGGAACAACGTCATCCTCATTGCCTACACTGTTTTTAATCTTTTCAAAATCCACCGCAGCCCAGGCTTCTCCAGAACGATAGTGGCGATCACTCAGTTTGTCCAAGTTTTCCATATTCCAGCAATACTGACACTCCGTGGGCTTTTCACCGCGAATCATCATCATACGTTGTTGTTTTTTGTGTTCAGTGTTGTGTATTCCACCAGTGTGTTGCAAATCATCTGCAGTGATCTGATGCAACGGCGGGTGGTAACAACTGTTGTTGAGTCCTGTAGGCAGGTGCAGACTTACCTGTTTCCACTTGGCCAAGCATAATGCAGGACCAAGATCCTCTGCCATCTGTTCAGCAGAGTTTAAGAATCGACTTTTGTTGTCTACTGTTTCATCACCTTTGTTCATGTAACCATTTCTTCACTGTTGGTTGCAGAAATTCTGCAAATTCTTTGTTAGCTTGCGGAGTAGGATGTTCATGGCAAAAATATCCGTGTTCTTCCCACCAACACCATTCTTTGATCTGTTCGTCCCAGGCAAAGGTTGCGGCTCGGCCCGGTACAATTCCATTGCTGTGCATACGCCAGCCCACGTCTGACGCACCCCAGCCATGCTGGAACCATTTGCTATCTAGCTGTGTGGCAATCCACTTTTGCCAGCTTGCACACAGTACATCAAATCCAAATGCCTGTGCTAGTAACGGATCAACGTCACTGAGCCCGCCAATAAAGGTAATGGGATTGTTCACACGATCACGTATCTCACTCATTATAGCATGATTCAGTGCTGTACGTATACTGAACATGTCTTCTTTTTCAATCCATTCATGCGGCGGGGCATTCTTTATGCGCCCATAATCACGTCCGGGTTCGGTCCATATCCATACTACAGGAACGTTGTCGGGCACACGCATGGCAACCAGTCTATCCAAACAGGCTAGATTACCCTGCCCCGGAGCCAAACAGTGCTGATAAGGCCAAGGCCAGTGATCTGCCAGTCGTTCATCGCCGGGCAATGGCTGTTGATTACCTTTGTCATAATTGTCATTAGTAAAGCCTTTTAGTGCCCAACTGTCCCCGGCAAAGATATACATTACTTTAGATCCTTTTTCTGTTGTGCAAAGATTTGATCACCATTGTACTGTTCTGGACAAAACTTACACTGATCAATGGGCTGGTCTAGACTGTTCACAAACTGCTGTTTAGCTGTGCCACTGTCAGTGATCTTCAAGGGTCTGTAACTCAGCATGAGTTCACGGTCCTCTGCGCTGAGTGTGAGTGAGTGCTGTTGATCAAATTCGGGCAACACTGCCGCAACACCGCACTTGTACAGCTCACCACGTATGAAATGGTGGCAGGTTTTCATGTGGCAAATGTCATGTGCTCGAGCTACGTCACTTTGGTGCAGTGTTAGTGCGCCGTCTGTTTTGACAATGGCACCTTGGTGGAACCACCAATTGTATTCTATTTTGATGCGTACCCCACGTGCATCAGTAATGGTCATGTACTGTTGATAGGGGTTGTCTGTGTTAAACGTCACAGTGTGCGGGGCTTGACCAAAGTCTCGAACCTTTTGTATGATTTCTGATTTGTGCTGTTTGTTGTGTATGCCAACCCACAGCTCAATGTTGCGATGTTGCTCTAGTATGGGATAAAGATCGGCATGTCGATCCAATCTAAAGCCATTGCTGATAATTCTTATTTTCTTTCCAGGCCATAGTTGATTTATGCCCTGCACCCAGGCCAAGAACGTGGGGTTCAGTAGCGGCTCGCCGCCCAGGATGCCAATACTGCCAATATCAACTTGTTCGGCCCACTGCTGATATACTTCAGCATAGTCACTCCAGCGTTGATAGCCCGTGAAGTTGTAGTCATTGAAACGATTGCAACCTGCGCATGCTAGATTGCAAACATTAATGATATAAAACTCTGCGTAGGGTATGTGTAGCTTAGGCATGTAGGTCTTGCATTTGAATTCGTTTCAACAACTGATAGTTGTGTTCCAGCACTGATTGCATGTCTGCGTACATGGCGTCTAGTTCAGCAAGGCTTTTTTCAGCCAATTGCTCTATTAAGCGCACAATTTCTTTTAGTTGATAGTCTGGTGGATCTTCGCTGTAGCCTTCATCCCACCAGGCGTCAAATGTGCGAAATCCCAGGGCACGTAATCTAGACAGAAACTTCTGTGGCCCATGCACAACAAATGGTGTGCGCATCAGCATGGGGCGCCAGATCTTTTCATCAATATAAAATGTGTCCCCTGACCAGTAAGTTAAATTCACAATTTCCACAAAGAAGTTGGGATACGCTTTGGTAATGTTTAGTGTGACAGGATTACAAATGGGATATTGATCAATACTGTCAATTGTCAGCGGTGAGTGTTGCAGTAATTCCACAGCGTCTTGAACTTCTGCCCAGGAATGATTGTTGAACATCATGTCTTCCACGCCAATAAAAGGCCTGTGATACTGATTGGTCACTTGGGTGTGATAAGTCTGCATGGTTCGATCGCGATGATGTGCATACAAGTAACTGCCCAGATACAGTCGGGGCTGATTGCCATGCCCAATAAAGTGTCCAAAATGCTTGGCAATTGTTTTGTTGCTAGCAGGCGGACTATATTGTTGTGCGGCTGTGAGATATACCATTTGCGGTTTTATAACAATGTTGTAACGGTCATGTGTTTCGGCCAAGTTACAAGTTGTGATATAAATGTCACTGGCACTGTAATTGAAACGACTGCACATATTATCCAGCAAATCATACAGGCCCAGGCTGCGAGCACAGGGTCCTTCGCGTTTGGTACCAATATCAATGCGCGGCACGGCCTGTGACATGGCATGGGCAATGTCAATAATCAGTTGATCACGGTTCCAAATTGTGCTGTCACTGTTGGCAAATTCAATCATTCATGTACTCCGCCACATGCTCAAATACTTCTGACTTTGACAGTACGTATTGACCAAATGGTGCGCAACTGTGTAAATCATAAGGCGGTACAGCATTGTTGGTCAACGCAACATCTGCGCAGAATCTCTGCATTATTTCTGCGTCAGACACAGGCTCACTTACCAAATTGATTTCTCTAATGTCATGTTCAATCACTGTGGCAATGTCCCTGCACAGTCTTGACAGCGGATAATACTGCCTGACCACAGCACCGTTGACACGATCCAAGTATTGACGATGGCGAATATCAAACAATAGATTTTTACTGATTGCAGGGTGAATCAAGGTACACAGTCTAATAACATGACAGCATTCAAATTGAGTCAGGGCAAAATGTTCCAATGCCAGTCTGTTGCTGCCATACACAGAATCTGGTGCGTACACAGCGTCCACTGATCCGATCAGTACAAATCTATTGGCCCTAACTGTGCGCAAGTTATCAGCAAGATATCCAATGCTGTCTGTGTCCCACTGTGGTTGTTGATTGGCCCGCAAGCGATTGCCTGATAGTGCCGCACAGTACACAGTGTCAAAATTACAATGTTGTATCTGCTCTATATTGGCAGAGTTGTAGGTTTGGTCAAATTCGAGGTTGGCACCTAACACTGTGCCAATCAAACCAGTGTGACCTATCAACACGTTCATTACCAACCTTCTTGCTTCCTGATCACATCAATTTCTCGAACCATAACGCCTTGATTGTGCCAACCGATACGATAATGATGTTTGAAAAACTTGCTGGCTTCGTCTTCGTACCAGACCATTGGCAAGTCTAACTGTGTACTTAGTTCTTCGGCTACGCGACCTAACAATAGTTCCGGCTCAGTGTCTTTGACTGTGTCCCACAACTCGTTTAACGAATCAAACCATTGCACTTGTTTATGATCCCAATTGGTCAGCATGGTCATGTACGTGCCCATTCGAGCACCAGCAATGGCCCATACTCCATGTTCAGCATCACGACCCACATTGTGCCACACAGTCAAGTTGTCTAAGTTGCGCTGATGTACACGCTGTTTAAATTCTGCCACTGTGGGACGCACACCTTTGTTCAGGCACATCTTTACACCTTCGCGGAATCCTGCTCGCCAAGCATGAAAAGCTGAACCATTGGGATATGTTGTACTATAGCAATCGTGCATGGCCCAATATAAGGGATCAAAACAAAACTCTACTTCGGTGGCGGCTGTGCCATCTGTGTTTTCATGTGTTTTCATTTCGTTGACAAATGTGCGTGTCCATGAACTCATGCCACCGTTGCCATACATCAAGCCATTGATGTTGTTACACGCTCTCCAACGGAACACTGCACGTTCATAATCTGTAGTAGGAAATGTTAGTGTTTGATTGAAGAATTCAGGATGCGGCATATTATCGCCGTCGATCAAAATAAAACGTTCTGTTTCACTTGCGGCAGCGGCAGCTTTGTGTGCGGCATCTGATCCTTTGACTCCGTCAACACGTTTGGCCCAAGGCACCATGTTGCGAATTCGAACCCAGAATTCTTCCTTCTGTGGTTCGTCGTAGGTCAAGTAGATGCAGTCTAGGTCTGCTACATCAATTTGATTCATTTGATTTTAAACTCCATTTAATATGCGGTTGGTCTTCTGCAACAACAACAGAAACATTCTCAATTGAACATGGTGTTCCGGTTGTGCTGGGCGTTAACTTACTCGTGGGTCTTTTGTACACAACTGGCACTAATTTGCCGTCAACAACTCGAACATTGAACCTACTGAGTTGATATGTTTCTGCATCAATCTCTATATAATTACCTGGCAAGTCTTCCATGCTGTAAGATACTGGCTCACCACGCTCATTGTAGTATAATCTAAAAAAAATAGGCACAGGGTCCGGTGCAGGCTCTGCCAGTGCCAGCCAAAAATTTTCAGTTGTTTCATTCATCTGTAGGCGGAATACCGTTTGAGTGTCGGTCTGTTGTTTTGTCAACATCTTGGAAAAGTCGTTTTTCCTGTGCTGTCAGTGTGTCTTTGTGTGTTCTGCGAGGATTACCGCACAATGGACATTGTGGATTACCACAGTCCATCACATGATGTTTGGCCAATCGGTGTGGTTCTTTTACTGCTAGATCTTTGTTGGTCATGCCGTGTGCTTTGGCAATCTTAACTTGTCGGGCCACTGCATTTTCATCTTTTAATAGACGTTTACTTTTTTTAAATTTATCTTCTTCTTTACTCAAAGCAATCTCCAATCTTTATTATGATAATGCACAAGTCCCCATTGTGCTACTGTGTTGATCCGCACACCCGGATCGGTATTTTCCCACACTAGTTCTTCGGTCCAATCATCAGTATGTGTAGGAATTACATGTTGTTTCATGTGTACAATGGTTGGTCCAAGGCCTGCGGGCAGTGTGACCAGTTCTGGACCAATGATCAGTGCGGCCATGGCATATACCACATCTGTACTGGGAATTTCTTCTGGAAACTTTAACAAAGTCTTGTAGGAACTCCAGTTTGAAAAGATTTTCTCTACTAGATTAAAAAAATCCTGTGCTGTTTTGCTCACACGCCAGTAGGTTATTGCGTTGTACACATCGGGCAGGCAGTTGTCGTCAAACAGTCGACGATAGTATCTACTGGCTGCAGGCCGATCATAAAAGTCTCTGCAACCCTGACTGATCACAACATCACGCTTTTCAAACATGGTCCACCAGTGATCAACAGGGCTGGCAGCAATCATGTCTGCTTCTAGTTTGATTGTTTGTCTATACGGACTGGCGCGGAACACCTGCCAGTCATTGGCATAGCCACCTTGGTCTCCGTACGGCAGTTCAACCACATGAGTAAACAATGACCAGTCACACCTGTTGTTAGTTAATATGGCTATGTTAGCGTCAGGATGCCATTGACGTATGCTCATGGCCAGCTGTTCTGCACAGTCAGTATAGCTGACTGTGTCTGTGTTTACAGCCGGAATCAAATATCCACGTTCAGAGAGGATTGGCAACTATTGCTCCTAATTGTTGTTTGCCCATGGCATGGAAATCCTGTGTTAGCGTGATCCATCGTGCTTTTTTATCTGGTGTCGAAAAGTCTACTCTATATGAATCTATATCAAGTTGAGTCAATCGATGTTCTGGTGTGATGCTGGCCAGTGTTCCAGGAATCTCATCAACACACAGTGTGTGTCCATTTAAAGTATTTAACGCAATACTAAGTGCATGATCATTTCTGTAGGTCGCAACAGGATTCTTATACAGGTTCCTGTAATGTGTCCAATTATCACGAATCATTTGCATTGAATCAAACAGTAATTCTGAGGCTGTGCTCCGACGGAACATCATCACAGTGGCCCACCACATGGGCATACGATGATTGCCAAAGTAGTTTAAATCTTCAAATGTTTGTAATCCTGTTACATCCCAGGCCCGGCGATAGCACATGAAATCTTGACGGCTGTTTAATACAGTACGCAGTTGAGCACTGGTAATGACATAATCAGCATCGAGTACTAGCGTTTGATCCCAGGGACTTAATTGGTACGCATCCATACGATTGGTGTTATGCCAAGTTACATTGGTATCATAATCTGAAAAATAACGTTGACCACCACCTTGTGCTTGAGTGTTTACGACATAATCAAAGTCACCTAGCGGGTTTTCATAATCAGTTACAACAGCCACAGGGATTCCAAGATGCCTGTGTATGTTTTTGGCAGACCATGCTGCCATAGAAAGATAATCAGTTTGCTCGTTGTTAAATGCAAATATTAATGCACCAGTGGTCATCGTTGTTTATTAAGTTCTTCGTATTCGATCAACCAAGCATTCATTTGCTCTTGCCAGCGTTGCATGGCCAGACCACGCAGTTCTTCAGGCCGAACCAGTACCGGAGTTTCATACAAGTCTAACAGCACTGCATCACCTGGAGGCACAGTGGCCAAGATGTTTAAGAGTTCAGGGCCGGCACACCACATGCCGCTAGCGTGTGCAAATACCAGCTTGGCTTGATATTTTTCTTTTAGCAATCGTCGGGCGGCCACGTGATCAAAACGGGCACGACCGTGTGCAATTAGTTGTTCAGTATTCATATTGTTTATTATACAGGAAGTGTAGATAAAAGTAAAGGGCCCGGAGGCCCTTTTGGTAAACCGCTACAGTTCAATTATGCAACTGCGGCTGCAATAGTTGGTGTGCCCCAAGCGGCGCTGGTTAGGTAAGTTGAGCTTGGTACAAACAGCGTGACCAATGTGGTAGGCGCTGTTCCAAAAGTTGTAAATGGTGATGCAGTGGCAGTACCGCCTGTGATAACGTCACTGGAACCTGTGCCAGAACCACCTGGATCAACCCAGGTTGTGGTGATTACTAGTTGTGTTCCGGTGCCTGCTGTTTTGGCATTTACTGCAATAAACTGTCCGGTGTACGGAGCAGTATCTGCAAATTGTTTATAAATTAGTGTGTCGGTTGTTAACAAGTTATACCAACCAGTTGCGGTAGTCAATGTAACTGGTGTACCAGTTCCACCTACCTTGGTAGTACCGGTATAATTGGCGGCAGCAATTGCCTGTGGGCTTAGTACACTGCCGGCAGTGATATAAATGTCGCCAACCAGTGTGTTGGCCAAGTCATTCCATTCTGCATCGGCCAAGTTGCCTGTTGATGTTTTGTTGGTTTCCCACTTGATGCGTCCGCCTGCGTTGAAGAAGTACCGAGCAGCATTGGCGCTGGCCCAGGTTATGGTATGTGTAAAAGTAATTGTCCACGGAGTTGATCCAGAACCTGTGTCAGTTGTTTTACTAGTGCTGCCAGTAAAACTAGTTGTTTGTGCGCCACTGGCAGCGGCATTGCCGCGAGCAGCAGTGAGATTTGTCACGTCGGTGTTTAAGTTGGCTAAAATTGCAATGGTGTTGCCAACAACAGGGTTTGATCTGCTGGTGATGGTGGTGCCTTGATGACTGGCCATAGCCGAAATTTTACTGTTCAATGTAGACCATTGGGAAGCAGTGATTGTTGCGGCTGCACTCACTGTGCTCAATGCAGTTTCGCCATAGCCAGCTGTGGTGGCGCCTGTGGACCAAATCCCGTTTACGTTTGCTCCGTTGGTACTAACAAATCCGTTATAATCGGTTGCTAGTATTGTGCTGCCTACAGTATATGTCATGTTGTTATCCTATTAATTAATTTTTACAATTGCTTCTACTGTGCCTTGCTCAGTGGATGCCTTGTTGTCCAAGGATCTGCCAATAACATTAAACGCTGTAGCTTCGCCAGGTTGAGCGGCTCGAGCAAGTCCGTTGCCGGCAGATACCAGCCTATCTCCTTTGCGTACAACACCGATGGTGTTGACCGGAACGCGACCTGTCATCGCAACAGGGGGGTGAGTTTCGTCAGTTCCAGCAACGGCATTCATTAAATAGGCTGCTCGTGTACTTATGACTCCAAACACACTTTCGCTTAATTCGTCGGTAACTCTGGTAATTTCGTTGGCGCCGCCTAGTTCAACCACTGTTCCTGCTGTCAACACTTCATCAGCGGCAAAGCGTTCTGCAACGTCAGCGTAGTTGGCATAGATGCCGTTTGCACCCGACACAATACCAGTTGCACCATTGATCAACATTACCTGTGTTGGTGTACCTGCAATGTTGACATTGAATGCAATGTTACCATTGGTAGTTTGATTATAAAGTATTGCCGCTGTTCCAGTGACACCAATACGGAAATCTTGATTTACACCAACTGCAAGTCCAGTATTGTTTAACACACCAAACGTGCCTGTGGTAGTTTGATTGGTATTTCTTAACAAGAAGCCTGTTGAGTCAATACCGTCGAGCAATTGTGAATCTGTTGCTGTGCCCTGGAACAAGGGAACTTGTGCTCCTACCAGTGTGCTTAATGTAATGCCTGGGCGTACTGTTGTGAATCCTGTAAGCGGTACTTGTGGAGTAAACGCAGCATCTTTGCTGATAATGCCAACAATTGAATTTTCAACATACAATTCAATCACCACGTGACTGACAGAAGTGTTGTCTGTAATAGTAGCAACAATGGCACCTGTGGTGCCTGTGCCTGCTGTGAACTGCGGACCAACCAACAAGAAGACAGTGCCTGTCCACACTTTTAACTGTGCATTTACAGTGTCATACCACAGATCACCTGTCACATTGCCTGTTGGAGCAGTAGATGATGCGGTTGCGCCTGAAATAACTTTGAACGCAGCGCCACTGTAAACTTTCATCAATCCATTGGCTTTGTCCCACCAAAGTTGGCCGGTTAACGGCGCAGTTGGGGCAGTTGTGTTGGACGCATTCTCCAACAGGTGGATAAAGTTTTCGTCTAAAAATTCACCGTAGCCAGCGTAATTTTTACCAACTAGTACCATGTTACTAGAAGTGTTAATGGTACCATCTGCAATAGTAGCAAACAAGGTACCGTCAGTTAGATTGATTGTATATGCCATTTGTATCTTACTCCGTTAATTGTATTTATAATGCAATTATATCTCTATATTTATGCCGCACTAAGGTTTGTCAATGTCTGGATACGAATTGTGTAATCAATCTGTATCTGTCTATTCAAACTCTTTTGCACTGGATGAAATATTACATGGGTGATAAGACGCAAATTATCTGCTGATCCATTCCATGTTTTAAGCCCTAATTCGTCAAACACGTACTCACCGTTGAAGTTTGTACTGTTATCAAATGCCTGTTGTCCGGCTGGTTCGCCATAGTCCAACAAACATGTTACTAAAATATCTGTGTAAACTTTACCAGATGTGTGTAGCACTGTCATTTTATTGTTGGCAGTGTCAGTGTCGGCAGCAGAGTTGTCATCGACCACTTTGGCATAAGTTTCATTATACAATGCGGCATTTTGTCCTGTTGTGTTGGGCGGCAAATAGGTAATAATACCTGTGGGGTCCACACTGGATCCACCGTTGCCAAATGCCATTTCATATATCCAGCCGCCGCCCTGGGCACTTGTGCGATTGCTCAGCGTTTGTGCCATGGCATAGGATATATTTTCGTAGTGTATTGCGTTCTTTTTATCTACCAGTACTTCGCCAGTGACTGGGTTGTGGATTTTTACAAATCCTTCAATTTTGGCTAGTCCGGGCTGAATTATCATGCTCGCTTCTCCACTATAACTTCCTTGGTTTTTGGGTCAAAAATACGAATATGTCCTTCAACAGAGATGGATCCTGTTTCATTGGGTTTCTTAGCCGGTGTTGGTGGCTGTTGAGGTCGTGCGCTTTGATTCATACTTTATTTATCTTGTTTAATCACCCCGTAAAAACCTTGCGGCCTGTGTTTCGGTGTCTTGCAATGCCACACCGTTGCTGGCTGTGCCTGCGCCGGGAGCATACCAGGTCACGCCTCTACGCACTAGAATAGTTACCTCAACTCCTTCTGGAGGTGCAACTTCGAACAATACAGCCACTGGGTTAGTAGATATAACACTAAATCCTGAAATTAATTGTATGCCACCAACATATACCTCAACCTGATTAGTTGGGTCGCCGGCGCCATAATCATAAGAACCGGGCTCTCCAGTCACAGTGCCAACATCATACGGTAGAAAATCGAATCCCTCAGCACTATCATACGTCAGAGTAATATTTGGTGCATAGAATATTGTGTCTGTTCCATTTGCAATTATGGAATCACTAACAATGTAATTCTGAAACTGTGGTGGCAGTAAATTGCCACGTCCAATATTGTACACATCTGTGTCAGTTGCATGGTCTGCAACGCCTGTGCCAGCTGTGCCTCTGCGCAGTCCACTGACTGTGTTGGCCGCAGTGTCACGGTTACGATACATGATACGTTCACCATTTACAGTTAGTAATCCCCATATGTTTGTTGCCAAATTGGGTTCATTCAGTGCAGCCGCATTGTGTACATAAATGATGTCATCGGTGGTACTGAGTGGTTCTACTAGATATGTGGTAGTAGCAGGAGTAATACGGTATGTTGCTTGCACTCCGCGCATGTCTTGGAATATGCGGAATGCCATTGCTTCGGGTGCAATGCTGTCAGTAAACTCAGTGATCATCACCACATCTGTGGCAGACATGACATAACCGTTGGCCAACACTATTGTGTTGTCAACAATAGTAAATCCATCGTTAACAAATATCTGGAGTCCATTCAGTGTTACCCACAAGCGTTCAGGGTTAAGAATTGTTCTATTCAGATATAAATTATTGCGTGTAACACTTTGCACTATGGAATAATCATACGATCCAGATTCATTGGTTACTAGTCCAACATCATAATCAGTAGTATCGTAAGGCTCCACAGCTAATGCAGTTCCAGATTCAGGACCAACATAAACTTGTGTTAGTATATCTTGTTGACGAGTATCATTCCAACTGGTCACTGCAATGATGTCACCATTAGATGGGATCATTCCAGTAAATGTATTGAATAACAATTGAGTGCCAACAACTGATGCTTGTGTGCCTGTTGTGACATAAATTAAAATCTTTTCGCCTAAGGTCAATGTCTCAGTGAACATTACAGCACGTGGAGTGACAGGATCATACGGCTCAACTACAAAGTCTACTCCCAACACTTGCGGAATATTATTTACATACACATGAACTTCGTTGTTTGCAATAAGTGATTGTGAAAAACCCAGTCGTTGTGGTAACAGATAATCTGTTGTGCCGTCTGCTAGATATTCAATGCCTGCAGAAGTTCTAGCACGGACACCATTAAAAGTAACAACTATGTTGTCTGGGTTGGTGTACTCCATGCTGTTGGTCAAGTCGTACTCTAGTACACCTGACACACCTGTAATATACTGTGTAACTGGCACAGACCAACTGTAATCAATTTCGGTGCCATCTATTGTGGTTGGACCAATGGCACTGATCATCAGGTAATCATTGATACTGTAAGGTACAGCAAACACCACTTCAGTGCTGGTAGTACTGTAAGGCACAAATGTGTAATCTGTGGTCAATTCGCCATTGGCAAAAATTACAAATTGGGTAATCAACGAGTACTCCACTGGTACCACAACTGAACTGCCAATTTCTGCGCCATTGTACGACCGCTTGAACAGTTGATTACCGCCGCCAATTTCATACAAGGTGATTGCTATTTCGCTGCCAACCGACACACCGGAATTCAAGGTGATAGTTTGTTCTGCCCAGTTTGCTGTGTAATCCACGTCAACGATCAAGTTGAGCCCTAGAGTTTGATTTGCAACTAACATTGTTGCAGGAACAGGAGCAATGCCAGCAAAACTTAAAGTTTCACCTGCTGAGGTAACTGTAAATTTGCGTACTTCTATACGGAAACCGTGACCGTCACGTGCCCAGTCAGCCCCTGGTGTGGTGTAAACACGCATGTCAAGTGTGTCAAATTCACTACCGGGCACCAGCTCTTCGGGTGCATAGCTGCTGAACACATCAATGTATTCACCGCCTTCAACGTTGATACTAGTTGGTCGTGTGCCCAGGTAAGGATCTGTGTATGGACTTTCAAAGATAGTGTCCAGTATGGACTGATCAAATGTTGGACGACCTTCTGGTCCATATGTTAAGTTATCAAACGGGGTTGAATCAAACGGTGCTACATCAAACCCAGGATATTGGTCGTAACCAACACCAAACACCTGCACACCTGGATACTCAACGCCATCAATCAACAATGGTAAACTCAATCCAGGCTGATTAACAGTGGGGGTGTAAAAGCCCATGGTACGATCAACACCGGACAGTGTGCTGGCACTTACTAAGGTCCAGTTGGTTGGATCAAATGTAGCACTTTGAACTCCAAAACTATCATCACTGGTTGCTTGCCACACACGGTTTGCATATCTAACTTGTGTTCCATCTTCGTAGGTTACATTTGGTTGCCATTCTTGAATAGTGGACACGTACTGGTATCTGTCATATTTCATTGTGGTTTTTATCTGACGTACCAGGTCGTTGCCCATGACCACTGCCGCAGTGGCGCCAGATCCATTGCCACCTACAAAAGTTATGATTGGAGTAGTAATGTACCCACTACCGTAATTCACAATGTCAATACTTACTATTTGTCCTGCACTGTTGACAATAGCAGTCATTTCTGCAGGAATGACAGCGTCACCAGTGATGGTAATTGTTGGCGTGACAGTGTATCCTGAACCAGTGTTGGTGATAACAACCGACTGAACTGTTAACGTGTAGTTATTATACCAGTCTGCCCAAGGAGTTTCTGCCCATATCTCAGCGTTTGATGCAGTATCTGCATTGGGGTTGGTTGGACTGTTTGCAGTTGACTGTGTGTATGGCAACAGTACCGGTGCAATAAATTGAGGTACAGTTAAGGTTTCATCAAAGAACGCAGGATTATCAAAGTCAGTCAATGCACCTGGATACTCATCGTTGCCAGTGTACTGCAAGTTGAACTCACGAATTTGTACATGATACGGTTTGACTTCTTGAATGTAATTTAATACAAAGTCCTGATTGTCTTGACGATATGACTGGTACGGCAGCAACGAACGAATTTTATGGTTAACATCAATCAGACTGGTTTTTAGCAGCCATCCTGGCGCAGAAAACTCACTCATGACAAACTCAAACATCAACATCAATGAACGATTACGATTGATTGCTAATTCGTCAATGAACAATTGCTGATTGACTGCCTGAACAATCTTGCGTGTTTCAATCACTGGTTCCTGATCGAAGTACTGTGCATCAAACACTTCGACGTCGAATCCAAAATTACCAAGTGAGTAATTCCATAACGTTGCACTGAACTCAATGGTTCCGTCTTCAAGTCCCACGCGATCCCAACTTGTCAGTGTACGCTGATAAATTTCAAATTTACCTGCAGGTGCATTAGTTACTTTGACACTTGAGCCAACAGGTGCAACAGTGAATGTTATCCCGGATAGTTCTGCATAATTTGTAACAGTGGCAACAGGATTCACTGTGCTGTTGTAACCAGGCGTATACCAATTGATATAACTCCAATAACGGCTGGTATCGTAATTTTGTACACGTATTAGTCTGAGTTCTTTGGATCCAACTAGCGGTCCAGTAACAACATCATATATGGTCCAGAAGCCAAAGTTGCTGGAGTCTGTTGCTACCAAATATCGATAACCGTAGGGCACAACCGATAAGTTTTGGTAACCCAGTTCTGTCAAGTCAGCAACACGTGAGTTCCAATTGACAAATGTAGCAGTGCCTGTGCCTTCACCTGGACCGGTGGCCACAAACAAAACTCCAATTGTGTTACTGGCTGCTCCGATTGCAGTAAAATTAGTAGTGCCAACATACGAAATTGTGTAGGTGTCACCGGTGTTGAATGTTCCAGCATAGTATGTCTGAGTTGCAGTTGGTTCAGCATCTTTACTGTTCAACAGTGTAAAACTCTTTGTTTCAGATATTGGATAATTTGCCAGTATTCGGTTGGCATATCCAAAATAGTTTTTCAATGCTGCAAATCGATCAACAAACATGCTTTGTCGAGGTCTAAACTCAACACCGTAACGTTCTGCAGGACTTAGACTGGGATCTGGTACCTGAGACCCCAAGGCGTTGATGCCACTCAGACTATCTTGTAATTTTAAATACAAGCCAGCACTTAAGAAACTGTCAGCAACACCATCTGCAATCAATTCGTATTCTTGGTGTACATTGTCATCATTTTTAATACGGTCATACTCAATGTGCAAGATTGTATCTTGCGCACTGATCAAACTGATCACATTATAAATTGCAACAGTGCTGGCATTCAGTGGTGCCAGGTAAGAAATTCCACTGGCACGCGGATTAAAAATGTAATTGGCAATGGCATTTGTGCTTAATTTTTTGTTTGCTACGGTGGCCACTGTGGATATATTACGTACCCAGAAATAATAACGAGTTGCAAAAATATTATCAGTATTAAGCTCAGAACGGGCTGTGTAACTCAACACACTCAGCGGAGTGCCTGGTCCTGCGTAGGCGGCAGGTGTTACATCACTTTCAATCCACTGATAAATGTCTACACTACTGCCCGGAAACGTCTGACTCCATCGACGACTTGCATATACAATATCATCTTGATTGGGATCAATAAAGCGTACTGAATTAGTGTCCCACCAAATTTCTCCAATTCTTGCGGCAGCCCAGGGATTGCCAACGTTGCGTATAGGACCAATATTGTAATTGGCAGGATCCACTGCACCAATGTAATCAATGTTTTCTCTTGCAACACCAAGAATTTTACCTTGCAATGGATCAATAAAATCCAAATACGATGTAATAGTGGATTCTAACTTGTCATACATGTAAACAGAATTTAACAATGCAATATCAACCACTGGCTGTTGTACATGTTTCACTGTCCAGGCCGGTGTTCTGTTGGCATTTTCAAACACGCTGACACGGCCATAGTTGGCATTACTGCTGTCTCCAAAATCACTTCCGGGTGATCCAATCAATAATCTGCCTGTCACATAGCTGACAGCAGTGCCGTATTGGTCCAGTTCAACAATGTTGTTGTCGTACATTTGTTGTCCAAATACAAATTGTCCTGGGTTAGTGACAGAATCAGTTGCGCTTGGAAGATAATCAAATGTGTATGTTACACCACTTTGCACGACCACAGTGGAGAACACTGTACTACGGTCGTCAAAATAAGTTGTGTTGTCATCAAATGTAACTGGTTGGTACAAGTTACCTCTTGGCGCACCAACCACCAGGGTTGTTGCGGTTGTATCGATAACTACTTCAGCACCAAAATTTGCATCAACAGTTGGTGCAGGGCTTGTTATGGTCTGTGTATAAACATAATCCACAAATCCAAAGTCAGCAAATACTGTTCCAACTACACCTGGCAGCACAGTTAACCGTGTGTTTGATAACACAGCCGCTGAATTTATAACATTCAGTGTTAATATTCCCTGTACCACACGTATGGTAGATTGTGCAGTGGGAGCGGTAATAAAACTAATAATGCCAGTGCTGTTGTTGTACGTGTAATCAGTGTTAAAAATTTGCACTACGTTATCAACATACACCAATGGATTGTAAATGGCATATTTTGAATAAGTTACGCCAATGTCATATGTTTTTACAGCACCGTTGCTGACAAAGAATAGATCGCCTGCGGCAGAGGCTCGTACATTAGGCACACCAACGCCTTCGTTGGCAGTGTTAATGGCAGTAACTAGCCCGGCCACAGTGTTATTGGGACTAGCTGGTATTGCTATTTCATAGTTGTCAATACGCAGTGTGTCGCCACTTGTTAACACAGGGTTTGGAATCTGAGATGATATTACTCCGTACACACGAGATTGATTTACACTGCGTTGTACACTGCCGGCGCCCGGTAACACTGTGCCATCAATTGGTGCGCCAATGTAGATACTACAATTATTTGAGCACAGGTCAACTGAACTACCAAAACTTGCTTGATCAAATGGGGTGTTGATTGTGATCTGTTGTACTAACTGGAAAATATTGCTTTCAATTTCAATTATGTCGCCCACTGCTAATGTTACAGTATCTTCCAATATTACGTTGCCGCCGGCGACTGTAAATTGTCCGCCCAATATTTGATCAGCATCTGTCAAGAACGCATTATTAAGCGTCACAGATACCGGAGTGTTGTATCCAGCGGGCAGTGCAAAAGTTGTCACGTCTGTTTCGCCAATGCCAACCTGATATCTTGCAACACTGCGATCGTACACGTATGTGCTGCCATTGATTAAAGAATTGTTTACATCTGTTGGTGCACCAATTACTATTTGTTGTCCATCTGTTGCTGTTGCTACACTTGTTCCAAATCCAGAACCTGCTGGACCAGTTATAGTTTCAACATACATGAAATATGAACCGGTTTCAACATCAATCTTGACACCGGCAGCTGGTACTGTAACAAAAGTTAATGTGGTTCCTGCAAATGTGTAATCAAGATAGGGACGTTGTAGTACGTTGCTAACTTTGACATTGAACGAATTCAGATTTGTAGCAGTGTACAATGTTGTGCTTAGATCAAACACAGATGTATTTGAAATCCCTGCACCAGAATATGTAAATTCAGTAATTGCCCCAAGCCCGTCAACTGCTGTTACCGTAATAATTAAATCATTTGCAGGTGATGTGCCGCCACCAATGGTGGCTGCGTTAATTGTAAGTGTGTCCCCATCTGCGTAGAATGCACCACGACTGGTTATGGTAGGGGTGTATGTTCCACGAATTCTCTCAACTGTGAACATTGCAAGTATACCAGAACCGTCTGTGGAGTCTTGTTCAACATCATAGTACGTGTTGGAATCCAGTGATGACAGCATGTTTCGTATTATCACAATTGGCAAATCTTGAAGCGGCGGAGTAGTAAATATTACTGATGTCGAGTTTAAATTATAATCAACTCCGTACTGCTGGGTAGCGTTGTTGACCAGCACAGTGATCTGACCTGGGTGTACTAGATCAAACACTAAATTATCACTGTAATTAAATGTAGTAGTCGCGCTGTTACCAATGTACGTGACTTCTTGAATTTCTAAATCAACACGACCATATGCATACACTGCGTCTTGATCTGGTGCACCAATGTATGCCCAACGTTCATCTCGGCTGATTGCTACAGCAGATCCAAAACTGCCAGCACTGGTCAGATAATCTGGTGCAATCAACAGTTGCGTTTGTAGGAATTCATTGCTGGCAGGTGCTCGATACAGTATCACTGCATACCCAGCACCGCTGTTGCTTTGAGGAGCGCCAACAATGGCCCAAGATTGGTAACCAATATCCAATGCACTGCCATATCCTGCTGTGTCGGCAGCTCCTAGTTGTATCAATGGGCTTGCTTCATACAAATTAAGTTGCCCACGCAGGTACGGGTAAATTGCACCAACACCACTGTCGTACAATGGCGCACCAACCAATGCCGCAATGTTTTCGTATGCCTGAGCAACACTTGAACCATACCCACTGTTCAGCACTGGATCAGTTGACTCAAGTGCATAGCCGGCTGCAAAAACATCTTGTTTTTCAAGCACTGTCCACAATCCAGCACCGTTGTTATCTACCCAGGCCATAGCACCCGGAATCAAGTCGTTGGCAAAAGACAACGTGCCAATGTCACTGGCTTGAGCAACACGCATGGTGTCAAGATAAAATCCTATTCCTGATCCAGTTATGACAGTTTGATTACCGTTCGGGAATGTGTACGCCACAGTAAGTGTGGTCGGAGTAGGCGTAGTCAGTACGCGATATACGCCGTTGAAGGCATCATTGAAGAATCGAACAATTAATATATCGCCTAGAGATAAATTATGTATCTGAGTGAATGACACTAGACTGGCACCATCAAGGTTGTCAGTCACACGAGTAATTCTGCCAGGTACCTGGGTGGCACGATATATGTTCCAATCATAACTGTTGGTTTTGGCCACCCATATTTTTGTACCATTACCAATGGTGTCTAAGTTGGCAGCAATAGTACCAGGATCATCCAAGGAAAATACTGTTATATCAACATCATTGATGTTGACGTAGCCTGCACTTGGCAACGCAGTGTCAGTTATTTGAGTAGTAGTAGTTGGCAAAAAGTCTGGGGAAGTTAATTTATAACTTTCGCGCCACACGTCATTCAACAACACAGTTTGGTTTGCCAAACTTGATTCACCAGGTTGAATTATCTGCACAGTGGCTGGATCACTTTGTAACAATGGTTCGTTTAGTCGCAACTCAACATAACTGCGATTTGCGTTTGCTCCGTATGTGCCGCGTAGCACTGCCCAGTTTTCGTAGATTTGATAATCTGCAGACTCTTTTTCAAGGCGGGCACCAGTGAACAACTCAGCACTTAGTATTGTTCCTTTGGCACCAATAAATTGTTGGTACAGGTTAACTTGACTGACATCGTCAAGATTCAACGCAACCATATACTCTCTTGGCTGGAATCCGATTAATCCAAAACTCAATAGATCGTTATCGCCTTCAAGGTTTGCAGTTTGTGTGTTGTAACTGTTCTCCAACTGGTCTGCTTTGTTTGCAATGTTGGGCAACAGGCCTTTTTGTATCTTGGTATAGTCACTCTTGACCCAGTCAGAATAGGCAAATTCTCGCTTGGGCTGAATAATATCCTGTGCAGACCAATAGAGGTTTTTGTACAGAACAATTTCGCCCTTGGCATACTTGATATTCGGCGCCCATTCTTTCACATTGTCTCGGTTAAGCACAAAGCCTTGTGCATTTAATGTGCCGTTCCATTCGGTGGTTGTAATAGCACTGACGTAGACACGATTCTGTCGTGCGCCAGTGGGAGGATTATAAATTAAGTCGGCAAAAACACTGACGTTGTTGAGTATTACAATGTCTTCGTAGTTAACAAATTGTAATTTAACATAAGAAATTGCCTGGTTGTTTGTGCCATTTATTGTGAATCTGTTTTCTAATCGTTCAATTACCAAATTTCTAGCATCAAACGGCGTACGATTTTGATCCAGCAACATGTTTTCTGGATTCTGCACACTGATGCTGTCAACCACTGCTCCGGGTCGGTCAGCAGTCAATTGCAGTGCGGCTGGATTTAAATTGATTAAACTGTTGACAGCCCAGCCTTGGTTTGCCCAATAAAGAAACTCGCTGGCCATCTGTTTCCAGTCCAGCGTGTAGCCGTTTTCTCGTGTGTCGAACACTAGACCCTGAGTGGTCAAGTATTGTCCATAGCTCAACAAGAAGTCAACCACACTTGATTGGTTGGTGAATACAAATCCATATGGAACTTGTACAATATCATTTGTGTATTGCCGCGGAACACGCACTGTGCTGCCGCCGGCGCTGATAGTTTGTAACTCGCCACTGGCGCGACTTGCATAAATGTCAAAGTACGGATCAGTTGTGCTGTAGCCAAATACTGCATATCCTGTATCAGTCGATTGAACAATCACTGCACTGTATGCCACACTGGCAAACGGTGAGTTTTTATACAACATCAAGTCATAACTTTCGTCGGGCAACAGTAAACTTGAATTCAAACTGTTAGGACTAGAACGTTCTGTGTATATTTTGAGATATTGTTTATCTGTGAAACTTGCAGTTCTCCAACACAACCGCACGTCAAGATTTGCCAGTGCTTCTTCCAGTGCCTGTGTTGAATTGATACCCAGCTGTTGATTGTAGTCAACGATCCAGTTGATATAACTGGCCTTGCTGACAGGTGTAACAACACCGGTTGATATGTTAACGTTGCCGCCGTATACCTGGACGCCACTGGCATCTAGTCGATATCGACCATTGTACAAATACTGTTCAAATTCTGTACTGTACTTGTAAAGATCTCGGTCTGCAAACAAACTAAAGAATTTTGCTGGGCGTGTCAGTGCCAACAGGCGCATCACAGCAAATGGATAACTACTGCTGGTCCACCATGCGGCCTCAACAGGGCCGCCGTCGCCAACAACCCAGCTCTTACGGAATGCATTGGGATTGTATTGTCCAACCACACTGTCCAATGGAGCCAGTAACTGGCCTTCTGTGCCTGTGGGTATAAAATAAGTTGACAAGTTTGGTCTTACGAAGTCGGGTTTAATATAATATCCGTCTGGATCAGCAACAATACCCGCCTGTATATCGTCCCATAACACCAAGTTATCCTGTGTGTATGGCGCAGGGCCATAGCGTGTTTCCCACCATGCAGGCTGTTGGCTAAAGCCCAACATTTCCCACGGAGTATAATTGGGACTCAGTGTATCATAGAAATATCTACTGATGCCGCGCCAGGCTCCCAGTAATGGCAAATCTTTTTCTTTATCGCCGGCTTGGCTATAGTTGTAGGTAAATGGGTTGTTGGCAATGTACTGCTGTGTTTTATAATCTAGTTTGTTTTGTCCTACCCAGGTCAAGAAACTTTCGCCTAGGATGGTTGTGATCTCGGCCTGCGTGTAATCAGTTGTGCGGAAATATCCTGGAATGACTTCTTCGGGTGGGATTGGTACTGGGTTACCTTCGGTCTTTAAATTGTTAAAAATTCTGCGTTCAAATTCCAATAAAATATCATCGCGCATGTCACCAAAGGCAGCGGTAATACTGCCATCATGCCCACGGATAACAACAGTTGGGTTTACATAGTTTTCATCCAGGAACATTTCAGGTTTGTATGCCTGATATAGACCCATTTTGGTAGGAGTATTAGGAACATAATTTCCAGCAGTGTCTGCATATTCACGAACAGTAACTACATCGCCAACTGCCAACGGAACAGTGACAGTGAGTGTCGGTCCATCTGTTGCCACTGTGTAGTCATAGTTTAGTGTCAGCAGGGTGTTGTTCAAAAACACCAATAACCCTAAGAAGTTTGCAGAAGTAAACGAGTGTGTTTGTAGTGTGTCAAATATGCCAACAGTGATCGGTGTCACTGTGTATACAGTGTCTGTGTAGACATTGCCACTGGGCAACATATCGCTGTAATAGAAACTGTTTACATTGGTTTTACCAATGTTTAAATCAGTAACCACAGAGTCAAGAATTTCGCTTGTTGTTAAATTGCCCCATTCGCCGCGAATGGTATTTTCTAACAGTCTGTTTTTAAACTTGGTGTATTCTCTATCGTTAAACTCCATTGACTTAAATACGTTGTACTCACTGCTTCTCATAAAGAAGCCAGCCAGAGTCAATGGTGCGCTTTGTTCCAGTATAGTTGTGCCGTACCGACCAATGTTGCCTAGGTCTCGTGTGTTGTTTGCGCCGTTGATATCACCAGTGAAGGTAATTAAGTTTTCGGCAATACTTTCATAATGTGTTCGTATAGTGCCCAACGTAAAGTACGGACTGTTAACGTTAAACGGGTTATTTGCCAAGTTGATTGGCACTTGATAAAAACCATTGTCGCTTGGCTCCGTACTTAATACCCGAACTTCAATGATTGATCCTGGCGTGTAGATGTTATTCAATACAATTGTGGTTGTAGCATTGGTTCTGGTTACTGTGTATTCTGCAGGCAGTATATACTTGTTGGCCACAAAAAGTTGTATTGGTGGAACAACTGTGTTCTCGGGTATATTGATATTGAATCGTAATGGAGATCCATCGTAGGTGAACTGAAATTGTTGACGAATCAAACTTGGAGTCGCAGCCACTTTCCAACCAAGTTCTCGTTCGTAGACGACTCGACTGGCATATTGATACGAGTAACCTTCACTTATATTAACAGTCTTCGAAGTGTTTTGTTCAGCATAGATAAACTGGTCTGTGTAAAAATTATTATCAAATACAATGTCACCAATGTTGTTTATACTTAGATAACGCAGTGGCAATCCTAACACAGTGTCTGCGGCACCCTGGCCAGTGGCATAACTGAATAACTTACTGCCGACAAATGTAGAACTGGGGTACTTGGCACGGTCGCTGAAACTAATTCCAGCAGAATCATACACATTAAACAATGGCGCTTGGTTCGTGGCTGTCTTTTGTTGTGCTCTAATCCAAGTAACACCATCATAATAATAACTGGTTCCTTGTGTTGTTAGTCCGCTGAGTGTGACTACGGTTTGGTCAATCAACACAGTTGAGTCATCTGCAGGAACTAGATTAATGATAGGTTGTGCAATCAAGGGCGCCACAGTGTCAGGTATAATAAAATTTACAACGTAAACTTTATTTCTGACGTCTGGATCAGTGTCTGCTGCGAAAATAACACGGGTGCCGTTGACAAATTCGTATCCGTCAATGCCGTAGCCCAGTGATCCGTTGATGGTACTCAGTGCATCGGTGATATTGAAATCAACAATATTGACCGGAAGTTTTCCTTGTGTTCCAAAATCATATAATCGTGTTCCTGCATTGAATTCTATAATAGGACGTTTAGCACGTTGAGAGTTGCTTAAAATTGGTGTTGTGTTGTTATAAGCCGCAGATGCATTGATGATATCAATATGGAACCAGCGATTACTGCGTGTCCAGGCATTTAAATCTGGACTGGCACGTCCGATTGTGAGATACTCTGGAATCAGTGGTGAACTCAACGAAGCATCATAGTTTCCAACATCAAATGCTAGACTATCAAAAGGAATAGATTCATTTTCAGTGTATGGCTCGGGTGTAATAAAATCACTGACCAGTAGTAATCTAATAGCTGTGCCTACACCTTCAACATAGTATTCTTGATTTTCGTACTCAGCTGGTATTGTGCTGCCACGAAATTGAACCTTGAGTCCATTGGTGAACACCACACCATTTGAACTGGTATAGTTGGGTTTTCCAATGATATCGTTGATGTATGTTGTGGTTGCATTGGTTTGATCAAGTAAACGAATTTGTCCAAAAATTCCAGGGTCTGTGCCGTCTTGATAATACAATACATCTTTGATTGCTGTCAGCAACGGAATTTCTTCAAAGTACCCAGAAGCATCTTTATACCAACCAGTATTCGAATACTGTGTACCAAAGGCAATAGTAAACTTTTCTAACTCGGCCACCGGCAATACTGGATTTAATTGAATGTACTGCTGCCCTCCTGATGATGTCACGTATGTTATTTGCCATACACTGTAACGGTCAGACTGCGTGAGTGGAATTGCCTGTGCAAATGCTGTGCTATCAAAACTACCAATTCCTGTACCAGACGCAGGCAATGGATCAAATTGACTAACAACTTCCCACCCATCGTCGCCAGTGGTTGTGTTGAGGAATACTAGTGTGCGGCCATTTAAATTTGTAATTCCATCAATCCCCGACGGATACTCTGCAAAAAATTCAGAAAGAAAAACATTGTTGATCTGACTAAATGTCAGATTAGTGGCAAGGTCAACAGGAGCAATGCTAGTTAATCCATAGTAAAAACTCTGTGCAGTGGCAGCAGGAACACTGAATGTCACTGTTCCAAGATCTTCACCGTTGTTGGTTACACCCAACACATCTCTACTAGAAATGTTAGGTGCATAAGGCAGTACACCTTCGACGCCAGGATCAGTCTGAATCCAGAATCCAGGGCCTGTGCCCGGAGTTCCGTCAACAATTGTCAGCACGCCTTGCATGTTAAACTGCGTTTCACTTGCGTAGTACAAGGTGTCGGGTGCGTCTTGTGGAACGGTAAATGTAATGTTGCCAGTGTTTGCACCGTTGCGACTTACACCAGTGTTGTATTGATCAATGCGGCCTTGCGACGGAGTTGTTTTAATCCAGAATGGTGATACTACACCAAGATTTAAATTGAACACATAGGTGTTGCCACGCACCAGTGTCAGTGATGGATTTGGCAAGTAATCAATAATGTATGCTGATGTTGTGGCCGCTGTTACACGATAATTTACTGTTTCTGTTGCATTCTGTGCCACAGTAAATGTGTAGTTGCCGTTGCGCAATAGCGTAATTGTAGGATTACTGCCGGTATAGTTTGAAAATGTATATACACCATTTTCTCTTGTGACAGTATAATCTGCAGTCAATGGAACTGCTGTACCACCTACATCAACTGACAACGGGCCACCGGGTAGCCAATAGTATTGGCTGTAGTTTACAAACTTGTCCCAGTTAATCTGCGGATCCCAGGTATAGTATTCGCTGGTATAAAGTCGCTGGCTTTGATCAACAAACGCACCTTGTGTGCCCAACGCATCGGTAATGCCTGGATAGGTAACTGCGTCTTTGATCACTGTGGAATCAGTTTTTCTGAATACAACGCCAGGTTCTAATTGATAGTCTCGACGAGATTCAGTAGGTTCTACAACATATCTATCGTCGGCATTTACACCTGGTCCCACACGTCGTCCAACATATCCTTGTGTCTTTTTAAACTGCGGTTCTTGAACCAACTGGTCCAGGGTGGCAGCTAAAAATTGCTTGTTTGTGGAGGTTTGGAATATTTCTGGTAGAAAATCTACTGTTCTCACTGTGGCCATTAAATTACTCCGCTGCCAGGGGCAGTTCTAAGATTTGTGCTGGTCAATGCTTCTATTACCTGAATGTCTGCCACAGTGGCTGCGTTAACAAAAATTTGATTAGGTGCTGACCGTATTTCGTACAAGTCACCAAAACTCTTTTGTGGGCTTATTGGAACCAACACAACTGAACTTACCACATCGCCGATGTTTTGATGCAGGTATCCGGATAGTTCTGAGAAGTAGAACGTATCGCCGAAATTCCAATTTTCAATTGCAAAATAACTGTTGATAAAGGACACCACCAAACTCTTTATTTCGCTAACGGATGCTGTGGATCCACTGGCACGAATCACCTTAATAGTTGCACGTAGTTCTGGTGCGGCCTTGAGGCCAAACAATGGTTTAAAGTCAACTGAGTTAATGATCATGTTGTCTGAAATCATTTTATAGTCTTGTAGTCCTGCATACTCAGTAGTTAGTGTATCTAAAGATGGTGGTTCTGGCTCTGGAACTGTTCCTGTTGAGTCTACAATGTAGTTTCTATATGCTGTGTAGTATGCCTGCGTGACCACATAGACATCGATAATGTTGGTTGATCCTGGATCAATACGATTGGTCAACGAACTGTTGTGTCTGTATTGGAAAAACAGGTCTTGTCTGCCAACGCGAGTTATGTAATCACGTGTTGTTACCAGTTCAGTGGTGCCGGTGGCAGTCAACGACAGGATATAAAATGCTGGCGATGTTGTGTATGACAGTGTTGTGGTATCGTAAACACCGTATGCATAGAACACTTGTCCAACTATGTACTGTGATTTTACCACTTCGATGTCACTCTGGGTGGCATACTGAGAATTTATAACTCCAGGTTCTACCAATACGTACCGTTGTAGATTGTTAAAGTCGACAATTTGTTGAAAGAACACATTTTTAGTTGTGGGGTTCACAGTGGGTGCAACAATTGTGTCAAAGAAGTCTGGATCATCTGGGACGCCGTCGGCATCGTTGTCTTGCCAGGAAACCAGCACTTGATAGTCATCAACATAGCCGTCTGGTTGAACTGGTTGGTCAATGATCCGCATGGAAACGTCGCTTTCAAGCGGTAAATTTGAGTCTGGTCTGCTGTTGGTTTTTAACACTTTGACAAAGTCACGGATGGTGGTTCCGGTACGACTATCATAAATTTGTTCGTCACCGTAGAAGAAGAAGCGTGTCTGTAGCACACTGCCAAAATAATAGTTCAGCGCACGGCTTGTAACTGTGTACGATTCGCCGTCGGTTATAAACTGCAAGAACCAGCTGGCATCTAAGTTTGCGCCAGTGGTGTCACCTTCGTATGTTTGGCTCCAGGTAGCATCAATAGCAAGATTATTTGCAGTTATTAAATACCAGGTTTTGGTTAGATTATTATAACCCAGTCCAAAGTTACGATACAATTCAATCTGTGCGGCAGCACTGTTACGCACATCTGTTCCTAGGTCTGTTACAAACAATGGAATAACTTGACTGCATACTGCGCCAGTGGGCACAAAATTATTAAGCACCACAGGTCCAACTCCGTTGCTAAAATTGCCAAGACCTTGATTTGTTCCGTCATTGTATATTGCCATGGCTGACGCCCAGATTATTAACTTTTCATCTGCTCGAGTTGGTGTGCCCAACACTAATGTATTATTGGCATCAAAGTAATAGCCCGAAGGAGGAACAAACTTAATCAAACTGCCAGTTTGAACATATTGCATGTTATTGCTGGCGTATTGTCCAACTGGTACAGGATTTCCTGCAGAATTTTTAAAATAACCTGTTGTTTCATTGGCCAGAGTTGTGCTTTCGTTCCAGGTCACTGCCAGTGGCAACAACGACAGGCGAGGGAAATTAGCATAGTAAAATTGTTTAGCAGGACTGTTGGCCAAGTTGACTTCAACTTGATTGGTGAGAACATCACCAATTTCATTGGTTGTCAGCCACGTGAATAGGAACGTAGGCAACGCATTATATTCGTACAAGGCACCATCACTGGAGAATGTGTTGGTACTTGAATATTTTCCAGTATTGTCAACTAGGTCAAGGTATCGACTTGTGCCAATTGACGCACGGTTCAGTGCTTTAGATTTAATAATTGAATTGTACTGAGTGAACGGAAAGTTGTTGTAGTCCTCACCATTGACCATGCGATTCTGTGTGTAGTACCGGGCCGGTGCACGTTGCTTGATATCATCAATGGTTTCGCGAGCAAGAGCATTGCTCACTGGCTCAGTGATACCACATGTCATTGTGAGTGTTTCTAGTTGTCCAGTACGGCTGACATAACTGATGCTCAATAAAACATTTTGCATCTCTTCAGGATTGATAATGTACTGCAATCCGTTTGATGCACGAACATAAGCACGGAAAGTGCCAACAGGAATTTCTGAGAATACACCATCACCAAAGTTCATGGTAATTTGATCATTGGCTCTGCTGGTAACCGAGTATATTGATCGTAGCGTTGTGAGCTGTTCGGCTGCGGCAGTGTACACACTTTCAACAAACTCCCACTCACGACTTATGTTGCCCACATTGTCTAATTGATATAGCCAACGGTCAGTGTTATTGACGCCTTCAATATTGATGTTGACTGCACGGTTAGAAATTCGTTCAGGCAAGTTAAAATCTTGGTTTTGTAGCACACCTTGTTTGAACAAGAAAAAGAATCCGGTGTTGGCAGAAGCAAATCCCAGTTGGTCATTACGAAACAACACATTAAATTGTCCGTTAGGACGTGGACTAGGTTCGTATACATAGCCGCGGCCACTGGCTGTGGCACTGACTGCTTCAAATGGCATGTTGACACCATCCACAACAGAACTGTAAGGGATCACCGGCAAGAAGCCTGGCAACAAGTTGATTGTGTATTCGTCTGTACGAATTCCGTTAATGGTAGTTCTGTTGCCAGGACGGCCTGTGCGTTGTGTGTTGACCAATGCGGCATTTAAGATAGCAGTAAATTGTTCTTGCCAGTCAAAGTTAGTTGGGTCGGCCCAGTTAACAGTGATATTGCTCAGGTTAATGCCGTTGTAGTCCACAATGTTTTCTGTGGTTTGAATTGAAAATACTTTAAGGTATCCAGATGCTTCTGTGTTACGCTTGGGAGTGTAGCTGACCAAATTGGCAAGTTTAACCACACTGTCACGACGTTCAGCAGTGTCTAAATAATTTTCACGTGTGTTGAGATCAGTACGGAAGGCCAGTGCTTGACCCATAAACGCCATCACATCTAGTAGAGCAATAAATTCACTTGACTCAATGTAATCGTTGAATGTTTCTGGATAGTACAGTCGTATGTAGTCAACAAAACTCTTGCGAAGAGTTTCAAAGTCATAACTTTGGAAGTTGGCTTCTTGGTAGGTTTGATAGATTCTTTTCCAATCCTCAACACCAAATACCGCAGTTTGTCTAGTAGTTTTTGCCATAATAATCCATCTTGTAGATTATTTATGGCGAAAATAAACCACCCAGTTTATGTTTAGACGTAGCCTGCAGTTTGATTTTGCTGATCAAAAAACAGTGATAAGAACTGTGTTGTTTGTCCCGGCACTGTGTTTACTGCAAGTTGTATGAGTATACCGTTGTCTTGTGGAAATAGTTCAGCAGATTCAATATAGATTCTTGGGTCTAGGCCAGCCACACGTTGTATTTCTGCCAGTATTGCTCGTTCAGTGTCTTGTGTTTGATTTTCAAACAGATAACTCCAAATCACTGTGCCGTATCCCGGACGGCCAACCAATTGCCCTTGCTGTATATTAAATGCATTCAACAAGTCGCGCTTGATCAATTCAAAGTCCACAAGTGTAAACTTCTTTGGCTGGTTGATTGTGTTGAATCCTACAAATGTTGTCATAGTAATATTTACCCTAATCTAGATTTGATTGCAGCCAATGGATCAGGCGATTGTCCTAGTCTTAGCAGTGTGTTTGAATCTGTTCCTGTATAAGGTAATTTACCCAGTGCACCGCTTATGGCACCGCCTGCGCCGGTTACACTGCTTAGAGCAGATGTGGCGCCGCTTATGGCACCGTTTAGTGATGCTGTTACACTTCCTAGGCCGCCGGCACCAGACGCCCTGGCCAACAATCCGCCAGCATCTAGACCACCAGACAGCAAGCCTTTAGCTTTGCTTGCGGCATCAGTCAATGCAGATGTGTCAACTGCTTGTGGGCTGAAGTCTGGCAATCCTATTTTATCACTGCCAACTAGTTTGGCAGTGGCCGCATTTAATGTAGACCTATCAATGGTTCCTTTGAATCCTGCGGCCGGAACAATGCCGGCCACTGCGGCCGGTAATTTAGTGTCGCTGAAATTAACTGCAAACTCTCCTTGTTTGGCCAGTGAGTCCATCTGAGTTGTCAGCCCAGATGTTAATTTACTGGCAGCGCCTCCGAGTGCTCCGGCGGCACCTCCAACTGCTCCGGATAATGCGCCTGTGGCACCACCAAGTGCTCCGGATAGTGCTCCGGTGGCACCTCCAAGTGCTCCACCAATACCTCCAGACAATACATTGGCTACACCCGATGCACCGCCAGATAGTGCTCCAGATATTCCTGCTATTGCACCAGTGGCGCCAGATGTAGTTTTGGCCCATTCAACTGCTGTGCCAACTCCATATTTACTGGCATTGGCCAATAGTCCACCAAGTTGCGCTGTGCCGTTATTGGCCAATGATGAAACACTGCCAAGATTGCTGGTGATACCACCAAGTGCTCCAGATAATGCCCCAGTGGCACCTCCAACTGCTCCGGACAATGCGCTGGTGGCACCGCCAAGTGCTCCGGACAATGCTCCAGTGGCACTGCCGAGTGCTCCAGACAATGCGCCGGCGGCGCCGCCCAGGCCTCCTGCCAATCCGCCCAATGCCCCAGTGGCACTGCCAAGTGCGCCCGATAACCCACTGGTTAAACTAGATAAGCTGCCAGAAGCCAGACTGCTCAATTCTTTGGGGAGTTCTACTAGACCGGCAGTGGGCGATATTAAACTTTTTCCAGCATTTGCAGCCGCATTATATAACAGGCCGGTTGGTGCTTTTAAATCTGTGCCAGGCGTTACAATTTCTCCAGTTTTGACCAAGGTGTCAAAACTAGATTTCATTAGGCCAAACTGTATTTTATCCTGCAGTGGAGGATTTTTTAACAGGTCGGTTACTGCAGACACTCCATCTTTGCCGGTCCATACACTGGGACTTTTTAATACATCAGTTAATCCAATCATTGTGCTTGTCCTAAAAATCTAGCAGTGGTGCCGCATTTTAAATATCCAGCATCTTCCAGCTGTTGTGAACTCAGTCCATATTTGCCAACACCCAGTTCATCAGTCACAACGTCGGCAGGTTGGCACACACTGGCCGCAACAGCGGCCATAACGGCCTGCACTTGCGATGTTGATAGTGGACCGATGCCTTCTGTCACAGTTGATTGACCCACATAGTCTGCCACTGTGATACCATTGTTGATGGGTACATTGGCCAGAACAGGCAACGAAGATATTATGCCGCTGTTATAAATTGCCAGTAACGGTGTATCTGGAACACCTGCTGTGCCACGATCAAGACGAGATTGAGTGAATTGAATTGTTGTGTTTTCTCGAGACTGTAATTGATCTCCTGATCTTAGCCCAACAAATGCGCCAGCGGCCAACTGTTGAAGATATATTTTCTCTGCTTGCACTAATGTAGAACCTGCAGGGCCGTCAAGTGTGACGAATTGTCCGTTTGGCAATGCAAATGTAAACTTAACCATTTGAACTACCTGTTACTGTTCCGCTCCAACCTGACGGCAATGGCGGAGTATTGGGCGGAGTAGTTGGTTGCCCTTCTTCCATGGCCACTTCAACTTCTACACCTTGATTATGGAATGGCCATGGTTCGTGTGTGGGAGCTCGTGTCACAATACTTTCCAATCCTGTAGCAGAAATCTGCCAACCTGTGGCATTGTTAAACTCAGTGTCGGGCATTATGCGTTTTTCTAGTTTGACAGGAGGTTCTACATTTTCAGCAGATCCGCCGTTGAGATCAATTCCTCCAGCTCGTAATACCATTGCACCACCTGCGTTCCATGATCCGTTGTTGCTGACCATTGCAAGACTGCCGTCGGCACGTACACCAATGCGGGCTTTGCTGTAAAGAGTCATTTCAGTGTTGCTGGCCAGGGTTATTGTTCTTTCACTTTCTAGCGTTGTGCCGGTCATGCTTTTCATATTGATTGTGCCGCCAGCAAACATGTTGATATCTTTGTCTGCATGTAGATTAATTGTGCCTTGTGTGCGAACATTAACTGAGTTTGTGGCGTACACATCAATTGTGCCTTCTTGTCCAAATTCTAACCAGGCTTGGCCATTGGCATGAATGATGTAGAAAAAGTTGCCGTCGTCACTCATGGTGATTTGATGTCCGCCAGCAGTGCGAATTCGCACTAGTTGATCGTCACCTTCTAAATTGCCGTCATCCAGCACAATGCTGTGACCACCTTTGCGTCCAATCACAGTGACGTCTGCCGCACTGATTGACCCAGCGGCAATGCGTTTTTTAATGTCAGATTCAGTTATACCGCCTTGGTATACTGCACGTCCCGGAGTGCTTACTCCAAACACAGCACTGGGACTTTCTCGCTGACTGGTTGATCCTATCGGTCCACGTTGTGTATCGCCCAGTGTGCCTTGCTGGAACATTTCTGCAGCCAGAAAACTGTGTACTGGCTTTGGCTGGTTAAAGAACTGTGGGTTATCATCAATTTTAGAATTGTTTGGATTGATTTCGGTCACTGGCAACACTGTGGCGCCATTGTAATAGCTTTTTTGATCACTGTTTTGCAAGTCAAACGCCTTGCTGGATCCGATTGCAGGAACCATGTGCGTTATGCCTGCGTTTGGAATGCAACCTATGTAGTATCCAAAGTTGGGATCGCCGCCGGCAAATACACACAGCACACTTACTCCAATGTCCGGAGGAGTAAACCACATGCCGTAACTTTGTGGATTACCATCAAGGTATCCGCCCACACTAGTGGTGTCGCCTTTCTTGCCAGGGCTTGGTGGAGTTGATCCATAAAATCCCGGGGCATAACCAACTGTGCGCCATAATGTTTTATTCTCAGGGTCTCCTCCACCAAATTGCTCAATGTAAACTTGTAGTCGCCCTTGTCTGGTAGGGTCAACATTATTTTTTACCACTCCAACAAATGGTCCAAACTGCGAAGGTATGCCGCCGCGGTCAAGTTTATAATTGGGCGCAACGCCTTTGGTTCTAATAATATTATCTGCCATTATGTTTCTCTGTTGATTTTTTGTACTGGTGTTGTTGATGTGGTGTTGGCCGCATTTGCATTGGTTTGAGCTGCTCTGGCAGCATTGGCCTGTGCGGCACGCTCACGCAAACTACCAGGCCTAATGTTAGGATTGCCTAGTTGCGTTCCTTGTGCCAGTATTGGATTTCCTGTGGCTGCTCCACCGCCGGTGTTGCTAAATGGCGGAGGAGGAGGCAATGCAGGTGGGCGCACAGCTGGGGGTGGCGGTGGGGTAGCATCGGCTCGTTCTACTGTGGCGGCCGCTGTGGCGATTTTGGCGGGAGCATCTGGAATTAACACATCAACTTGCACCCCTTTGATGTCCTGTTCAAATTTGCCTTTGCTAAATTTGCTAGTAACTTCTGTTGCCACGTATGTATAGATGGCCTGAGGTGCACCAGAAACATTTGGATTTGCCAGCCCAGTTCCTGTTAAGTCATAATCTACACCAGGACTCCATTGTAGGTCAAAAATAATTTGCTGTGCATCAAAATTAATTGAGCCGTCAGCATTAAACGGATTAAAATTATAGTTCAATGAACTGATACCAGTGGCCGCTTCTCCTTGCTGTAGCCAGGCTGGATCGCCAACAATGGTCAACTCACATTTGGCAATATCAGTTGGGCTATACAAATAGTCGGCAGCAGATGCACCTATTGAATTTGTCAGTCCTTCGGCACCTTGACTGCTACTGCCAGCCACTGCGGCCTGGTATTCACGTCCGGGTGTGTTTCTATTATTTTTTGTGTTGGAATCAGTGAGAATTTTTGGATTGTTGAATGTGTTTTTATATAAACTATTGAACTTTTGTTCGAATCTTAGAACTGATGTGTTTTGCCCAGTGAACCAATACTTGTAACTTTTGTGGCGTCCACGTATTTTACTCTCTGGAAAATATTCACTTTGCATACTGTTTATAGGATATGCAGAAATTACATACTTGATATTATACGCATCATCTCCACGTTTTTCGTCAAAGGCAATAGGTGTAGTTTCTACAGAAATTTTATACCACATTAAATTACCCAGGGGTTTTTGTGGTTTTGTCTCTTGAGAGACTTCATCAACAATATAAGCAGCCTGATCAGCAATGTATGTGCTGTTTTTTAATATTTCATCTAAGACAGTTATGATTGGTTGACCAGCAGTGATTCCAAATGTTCTAACATCATAATCAGCCGAGTTGCTTTCAGGATTCACTTTGTCAGCAGGATTTTTTGCCTGTTGCATTGGAAGTTTTGCTTTGTTGGGTTTTCCGCCTTTGGTAACAAGAGCGTCACCCAGTGCTGCCGGGGCAAACTCCACACTGTAAATGTTTGCCACTTTAAACACGCCTTCTTTTACTAAATCTGCTTCGGTCTTATTCAAAAATTCCATCAACCCAACTGCAATATTTTTCTTTACACTGGGGGCTGCATTGGCCTTGGGTGGTGCAGCCGCAGGTGCCGCTGGTGCGGCAGCCGCACTATCGTTAATGGATCGTACGCCAGGTTCCGCACTGCCGTCGTCGCCTACGTAATTTCCAAGGGTGTCGTATATTCCTGCCATATGTTTTCCTTAAAAATTCCCGGGGGCAAATGACATGCCGCTGTCATTTACTAGATTATAATCTGAACCGGTAGCCATCAAGGCTGTAGGACTAACTGTATCCTTAAGAGGTGGTGCTGCCGGAGGTGTGGATGGCTTGGCTGGTGTAGGAGTGGTTGTTCTTCCATCCGCTGGCGACACCTCGGCTAGTGCAACTCCTTTGGTCAACAGGTCTTTTACAGTGCCGCCCGAAATTTGAATACTTGATTTAACCACACCTAAACTACTGCCAAGCCCGACCTGGTACGGAACTGGTTGAGCTTGTATTTGATATTCAACCAACTTGTTAGACACAGAGAACTGAATGTCTTTCAACCTAAAAGGTATAATTTTTTCTACAACAGCACTTTTATTATCAGAGTCACTGGCCTGAACAATTTTTCCATTTTCGTCATAGCCGTAAAAGCGTATGACCAATGCAAAGTATGCTGATATGGGCTTGATGCTGTCATTTTTGTATAGTGTTGTTACTGCTTGTGCAAGGTTATTGATAAGTGTTATACTTGCTGTTTCAGTCACTGTAAAACTCAATTCTACTGCATTGTGTGCCAGGCCACTGCCCTTGCCTGTGATTTTACTTTTTAGTACAAAATTATCAAAGTAGTAATCTAAGCCAAAGAATGGATTTCTTCCTGCAGACTTTGAAACACCGGCCACTGCGCCACTGCTGTTCAAGTCAGGTTGTACACCTTCAACTGTGGACGGTGCACCACCACTTTGTATCAACAGGTTGTACTGACTCACTGCTATCTTGCTGGTTTTTTGTAAGGTAGTGTATTGTTCTGGAGTCATCAAATACCAACCAATGTTGTAGGTGTAACTGGCATACTGGTCTAACACATTGTTCCTGGGTGTAAATGTTGATTGGTTGGTCTGGGCAGCTGATATAATTTGTTTGGTGTTGGCCGCTGTGACACCATCCTCACCAGTGGCACCCACACCAGGTTCGCCACCGGGACGGCCTTCTGAATCGTTGCCGGTGTTGGCTGGCGGAACACTTTGTGTTTCTGTCAGGGTCTTTACCGGCGGGTTGGTTCCGGTTTCGGTATTCTGTGCCAAGGTGGCAGCTTCGGTAGTGGTCAATCGACCTGTGCTGGCCGGAGCCGGTGCAGGATTCTGTGTGGCACCGGCGGCGCTGTTAGCAACATCTGCGGCTGCTGACTGTGCAGGGGGTTCATCAGGAATGGCCGCTATCTGTGCTTGAACATCAGTTGCTCGTTGTTCTAATGTGGCTATTCTCTCTTGGGTTCTTGCTATAGTTGCTTCTTGCGATGTAATTAAATCAGCCAGTGCAGGATTGGCGCGACTTTCTGCCAAAAATCCCCCAAGCCGCGTAAGTTCACCTTGCAACTTAACAATTTCTTGCTGTATCTGGGTAAGTTCAGATTGTAGCTCTGCTCTGGTTGCCATGGTTTAAAATCCCAGCACTGAACGCAGTGTGCTCAACTTGGGCACGTAGATAAAAGTATCTATCACAAAATCCAACGGAGGTTTGGTCAGTGTGTTGGGATTGCGTTGATAAAACACCCACCATAGGCCTGAGTTGTCGTACAGGTCAAATGCCAACAGGTCTGGACGATACTGATAGGTCTGATTGATTGTGAATGGCAGGTCATCCGTTTGGCTGGGTATTGGTCTGTTGACCATGGTGTCCAAAAAGAACTGACTGTACCCTGTGGTATAGTACGGACTGGTTGCGTTGTAGGTTGCCATTACCAGAATCCTCCTTTGAGTAGGTCACCATTGGCATACTGACGTAGGCTGAACTGTTGGCTCTGTTGCTTGCGGCTTTGAACCGGCAGCAGTGATATGCTTATGTTCATCTTTGTTGGCACATAGGTGGGACTGTTTTGACCAAATGATGCAGGTGCTGGTGGTTTGCTCATGCCACCTTTGGGTAATCCGGCGTTGGCCAAACGGTTGATGGCTCCACCTAGTACATTGCCCAGTATGCCACCACCCCAGGTTGTGCCAGGGCCTGTGGGATTGGTGCTTTGACGTTTGTTCAGCATGTTACTGTTGTTGACATTGGGACTGCGAGCACGTATATAGTCCACATCTACAGGCAGGTCGTAGGTAAAAGACTGCACCACACAGGGATGTTCGTTGAATTGGTATTCACCCAGTCCGGTTAGATACACCAATGGAGGTGGTGTGCCACGTTGAGGATCTTGACCATAGAACATTTTTGTCACTGATTTAAAAAAGTGTATCACTGCCAACAGATATTCAGCCTCTGTTGTGCTTTGTGCAGTAAATGGACAACTCAGTGTGACTGGTTCAACTGAACTGCTTTGATAGTAGTAGCCTTTGTAGTTGCTGTGTGTTAGATCATAACTGGCATAGTTGGCCTTGTACGAAGTGCCAATTGTGGGCGTGTAGGGAAATATAATTCCTGTGCCTTTTAGTGGCTGTAATATTCCAGGTTCCGGAGCATTGTACAAATAATCAGCACCTGGTGCTAGTCGTAACTTAACACGCCAATCACCGTTGTTGGGATTTCTGCGCTGGTTGGCAATGGTGTTCTGTGCTCGTGCCTTGTCCAAGGTGCCTTGTTTTATGGCAGCATTGAGATTGGTACGCTCTTCTTCTTCTTCAGGATTGGCGGCAAAGTCTCCAGAAGGTTGTATTGTGACTGGATCGTCGGCACCCACAGCCTCGGGATTGAATACATTTTCAGTAACCCCGGCAGTTCCAGTTGGATCAAAAATATTTTCTGCATTTGGGTCAACTGTGGGTTCAACTTCTATGGCTTCTGTGGCTAGTATTCGTCGATTCTCTGCTTGTTCTAGTTCCAGTGCGTCTGCTTCCTCATCTGTCATTACAGGCACATCTGTGGGTTCAAACTCTGTTGCTTCTTGTTCTGCTAGTGCTTGTTCTGCTTCGAATCTTGCCTGTTCAAATGGATCTGAGTTGGGCTCAACGTTGGCAGGATCAAATACTGATTCTTCTCCGGCGTTGATTGTCTCTCCTGGATCAAAAACATTCTCACCAGGATCAACTGTGGGGTCAACTTCTATGGCTTCTGTGGACAAGACACGACGATTTTCAGCTTGTTGTGCATCAAGTGCATCAGCTTCCTCATCTGTTAGAAATGCCACATCTCCAGGATCAAATTCTCGTGGTTCTCCGTCGAGTTCAAGTCCTGCTTCAAATCTTGCCTGTTCAAATGGATCCGAGTTAGGATCAACATTGTTGGGATCAAATACTGATTCTTCTCCGGCGTTGAATGTATTGCCTGGATCAAACACATTTTCAACTGCGTCAGCAGTTTTACCTGGTGCGTCGCCTCTGAAATACGTTCCACCGGTTTCTTCATTGATTGCAAACCCGGGCTGTAGATTGCCATCGTCGTCATATGCAGGAAATTGACTTGGGTCACTTGCAGGATTTAATTCAGCAGCACTTTTTGGTACTGCTGTGCTGGCTGGTAAAACATCTTTTGTGCTTTTGAAAATTGAACCAATTGAACTTGCCAAGGATAACGCAGCCAATGGATTGGCTGCCGCTGCCCCCAGTGCCGCTGCCCCCAGTGTGTTTAGTAATCCAGATGAATTGCTTAATAAACTGCCCGAGCTGGGCGCTGGCGTTGACACATTGTATGGCAGTTGTTTGGCACCAGGATCAACCAGTGGACTTACGCCGCCATTACGATTGCCAGCTGATGCAACCGAGTCAGGAACACCCAGGCCGGTAGCTGGTGGAGTTTTTCCAGAGGCCGAAGTCACTGCCGCAGTGGCATTGTTTGTGGCCAACTGTGTAGCTTTTACTGCTGTGGTGGCAGCTTCAACTGCCGCCAGTGCCGCAGGAGACGGTGTTCGGCCGGCTTTTTGTGCCGCAATCACTGTGTTTTGAGCCGCTGCCAACGTTTTGATTGCCACAGCATTTTCACGTTGTGCTTGTGCGGCTTGTGCGGTTAGTGATGGGGTGGTTGCCATAATGATTTTCCTATACAGTATTTATTGCAGAAATAAACTGGCTATATAATGATAAAGGTTGACAATGCAGTAAAAAGTGTTATAATAAATACATTACAAGGAGACACTGCCTGTGGCAACATCTAAACGAACAGCATCCACACTGGATCCGTCGAAATCAATATCATCAACACCCACTGCACCAAAAGTAAACTATCTCAACAACAGAGACATTCTCAAAGAGATACACGCCAGTAAAAACACCTACTGCTACTACGCGGATCCCGCAGTAGACAGTCAATACGACATTATTTTGCCCGGACTGGACAAAATTAACCAGCGCACCATTGCTGAAGCCCGACGCAATCGTGCTGACCGACTCAAACGTGAAGGCACCATTGTGGACCCTGTGAAGATTCCCAATACAGACCTGGTGTTCCGTATCACCTGCTGGGATCATATCCCAATGGCCGAGAAAAAGATTCCCAAGTCTGCACAGAAGAAAAAACAGAAAATTGAAGATCTGCTGGAGTTTGAAGACGAGCCCATTGATGATTCCCTGGACGAACTGCTGGACGACGTGGTGCTGAACCCGGTGCGTCAGCGACTGAACTTTCCTCCATTTGAACATTGGCGATTAGATGAAAACAAGGAACGGTTCCGTGTGGGTCGTAGTCACTGGCGGGGTGATTTAGAAACTGGCTACTTCAGTCGAGATCACGGCGACATGACACGTAAGTTGGCACACATGTTTATGAAGCTGTGCGAAAGATATGCTACCAGGAGTAATTGGCGTGGATACACATACAACGAAGAAATGCGAGGACAGGCCTTGCTACAACTCAGTCAGATCGGACTACAGTTCGATGAATCAAAATCGCAGAATCCTTTTGCGTATTACACTGCCGCTATTACTAACAGCTTTACTCGCATCCTTAATTTAGAAAAGAAAAGTCAGAACATCCGTGATGACATCTTGGAGATCAACGGACTCAGTCCGTCATGGACCAGACAAAATGCCGGAAAGGCCAGCATGGCCGCATTAAGTGGACCTGTTACCATTACCACTTACATTGTGGATAAGCCGGTAGAAGCAGTTGAATCGGATTCGGTTAACCCTGTGTAATTTTACAAACTCATGACCATTGCCATTGCGTTTAACGGCGGGGGGTACGGTACCTATCTTGAGTGGGTACTGACCACCCTTGCTACCGGCATTCCTATTACGGCTCCGTTTGGCATAAACGGAAACAGTCACCGGTTTTATGGAAATCATGCAAATGACATACATTCCTCTCTGTGGAAAGCAGTTGCCAGCAAAGAAAAGTCTTGTTTGTTTGTTCGACTCCACCCAAAAACACACCAACACGAAGTACTAGATAATAATTTAAATCAAATTTTGGATGTTGCAGAAAAAGTTATCTATTTGTATCCTGATTCAGATTCAGTACTGTTAAATATAAACAACTTCTATTCAAAAATTTGGAAGGAGTGGTGGAGTGTGCGGTTATCAGATCCAGTATTTGCCGACAACTTGTACAGTAATTGGCCGGTCAATAGAGATACCCCGGTTACTCAGATACCAATCTGGATCAAGAGAGAAATACTCAGTTTTAATTTGATGCCATCCTGGTTTGATCAAGTTGAATGGTATCACCCAGGCCGATGGCATCATGCACGATGTCAATTGGTATTGACCAACGAACTGCTGTACAATTTTGAATCAACTATACAGAAATTACAGAAGTTTTGCAATTTGGAATTCAAAAAGAACATCGCGGATCTTGTGCCCCTGCATGATACTATGCTATCACTACAACCGTATCTCTCCCAAGACCAGTTGTGTCACAACATAGTCAATCACACTTTGACCAATCAACTGTTTGAATGGAGAGACATTCCGTTACCTAGCCAAAGTTGGGTACAATGGAAATTGAGAAAGTTGGGCTACGAGATTCGTTGCTATGGGCTTGACATGTTCCCAACAAATAGTGTACAATTACGAGAACTACTATATCCTGTATGAATCTATTTAAAAAAGCTGCGGTCTTTACTGATATCCATTTTGGCCTTAAGTCAAACAGTGTGTTACACAATGAAGACTGCTTGAACTTTGTGAAATGGGCCACTGCCAAAGCCAAAAGTGAAGGTTGTGAAACCTGTTTGTTCCTAGGCGACTGGCACAACAATCGATCAAGTCTAAACATTGTCACACTAAACTACAGCCTGCGGGCACTGGAGCACATGAATGCTAATTTCGACCGTGTGTATTTTATCCCTGGTAATCACGACCTTTATTATCGTGACAAGCGCGATATACAGTCAGTTGAGTGGGCACGACACCTCCCTAATATTGAGATATGCAATGATTGGGTTTCTAGTGGCGACGTTGTTATCGCCCCTTGGTTGTGCGGAGATGATTATAAACGGATTCCTAAACTAAAAGGCAAATATATGTTTGGGCACTTTGAGTTGCCCGGCTACCTGATGAATGCCATGGTAGAAATGCCAGATCATGGTGAAGTACGTAGAGAAGACTTTGTAAACTTTGAGCATGTGTTTACCGGACACTTTCACAAACGACAGACCAAAAAGAATATTACCTACATCGGCAACTGTTTCCCGCATAACTACGCTGATGCCAGCGATGATGAACGCGGCATGATGATTCTAGAGTGGGGACAGGAGCCAGAGTTTCATGCCTGGCCTGCGCAGCCAAGATATCGTGTGTTAGGACTCAGCAATGTGATTGACAATGCTGCCACTGTGCTAGCAAAAGACATGCATGTTCGTGTACAATTAGACATTGAGATCTCATACGAAGAAGCTAACTTTATCAAAGAAACTTATATTAAAGACTACGGGCTAAGAGAAATGGCTCTTATTCCAAACAAGGCAGCCGGAGTCGACACAGACATGGCGCCAGGCGAAATAAAGTTTGAATCAGTTGATCAAATTGTAACAGATCAACTCACTAACATTGAATCTGAATTCTACGATCCAAAACTGTTGTTAAAAATATATCAAAACTTATGAATCAGTTTGACAAATCTATAGATCGTTTGCAAAAACTTTACGATACTGCGGGACCGTTTTATCTGTCAGAGTTTTATCAGGCCGACGGAGACAAAAAATTATATAATTTTCTAACTTCTGTTTATCAGATCGAATACACCACTAATTTTCGAATTCTAATAGTCCAAGACTGCATAGATGTGTACGATTATGAAGACTTGCCAGGAAAAGCCATATGTACGTTACAACAATACGTTAGTCAGATAGATATTAGCAATTTTTTTGTTGTAGTTGTAACTGGCAATAAAAACATAGACACCGAACTAGCGCAAGTACAAAAGTTGTATTCTACCGATGATTGTAAAATGCAAAGTCATATTGTCAACAATGTCAAATACACTGCAACTCATCAACAACAAGACACATTTTGTGTATTGCCATGGGTGCATTTATACGTTGGTCCCGACGGAAATGTGTTACCATGTTGTGTTGCTGATCAAAAATTTCCAATGGGTAATATCAATGATGCTTCGGTAGATGACATTTCAAAATCGTCTGTATTTAATCTTCTACGAACAAACATGTTGACTGGCAAACGTAGTAAGGAATGCAACCGATGTTATATCCAAGAGGATGCTGGATTGATGAGTGCAAGACGATCTCACAACGCTCAATGGTCTCAAAAAAAATTAAATATCGAATCTAGTGGAGTACTTAAAACGTTTGAGCCGGTTTATCTTGATATAAGATTGAACAATATCTGCAATCTCAAATGCAGAATGTGCAATGGCTATTTTAGCAGTGCTATTGCACAAGAAGAATCGAAGCTTTTTGGTAATCAACAATCATTAGATGCAAGCATGCAATCTGCACAAAAAGCACTAGCACTTGAAGAGATTATTAAATATTTGCCACAAGCAGAAAAAATATATTTTGCAGGTGGAGAACCATTGCTTGCTCTAGAACATTACAAAATATTAGATGCATTAATTGAATGTGGCAATACTGACCTAGAAGTAACTTACAACACCAACTTTACTTCACTTGCATACAAAGATATTTCTGTCTTGGACTTATGGAAAAAATTCAGTCAAGTAAAAGTTGGAGCAAGTCTCGATGCAATAGGACGTGTAGCCGAATATGTCAGGCACGGAACCAAGTGGCCTACTATTGAATCTAACTTAGCATCTCTCAAACTACAGTGTCCTCATGTGAATTTTACCGTGACTTCAACTGTGGGATTTTTAAATATTTCCAGTTTAATTGAGTTGCAAACAACATGGCATGAAAACAAAATTTTAGATATTTCAAAATTCTCAATACAAGCTATGATAGGACCAGATCACTTGACGCTAACAGTATTGCCAACCGAGCACAAAGACCGACTTGATTATAAAATAAAAAATCATATCAACTGGTGTTACCAAAATCAAGCAACTACTCTTGCGGCACAGTGGAAAAATGTGTTACAATACATGTGGAGTAAGGACTCTTCGCAGTTTCTATCTGAATTTAAAAGATTAACTAGATTAATGGATCAATTTAGAAACGAATCATTAAGTGTAGTATTACCAGAGTTTTCTAGTTTTATATGATCCATATTAAAAATTTAACTGTTAAGAACTTTATGAGTGTGGGCAATGCCACACAGGGTATTGACTTTGACCGTAACGACCTTACATTGGTATTAGGCGAAAACTTAGACTTAGGTGGAGATGGATCACGCAACGGAACTGGCAAGACCACAATCATCAATGCCCTAAGTTATGCCTTGTATGGCCAAGCACTTTCAAACATCCGCAAAGACAATCTAGTAAACAAAACCAACGGCAAGAACATGCTTGTGAGTTTGGACTTTGTTGTAAATGGTCAAGAGTACAAGATCGAACGTGGTCGTAAACCAAATGTGCTACGATTTTATGTCAACAACGAAGCTCAAGCTGTCACAGATGAAGCACAAGGCGACAGTCGTGAAACACAAGATGCTATCGAACGTGTGATGAATATGAGTCATGACATGTTCAAACATGTGTTGGCCTTGAACACCTACACTGAACCGTTCCTGAGTTTAAAAGCCAACGACCAACGCAACATCATTGAGCAGTTGTTGGGTATTACCCTACTAAGTGAACGTGCTGATGCCATCAAGGAACTCAATCGGCAGACCAAAGACAGTATCTCGCAAGAAGAATTCCGTATACGGGCAGAACAAGAAGCCAACAAACGCATTGAAGAACAGATTGAAAGTTTGAAACGCAGGCAAGTGCTCTGGCAGAAGAAGTACGACAGTGATGTAGCGTACCTTGTGGCACAATATGATGATCTAGCCAAGATCAACATCGATGTTGAATTGCTAGCTCACAAAGATCTAGCTGTATGGACCACACGTAAACAACAACAGGATGCGTATACTGCACTGGTTGGTCGCCAAACTGCTTGGCAACAAAAACAACACCGAGACATTGGCGAGCTGGAACTAACTCTTAACACGCTCAGTCATATTGATATTCAAGCAGAACTACAAGCACATGCGGACTTGGCTGCTTACACACAAAAAGCCAAAGACATTGCCGATCTTGAAAAACTGATTGCTAGGTGCGTTACAGACGAGGCAAAAGAACAAAAAGTTATTGATAAACTCCGAATCGAAATTGCGGAATTAAAAAATCACAAGTGTTATGCATGTGGACAAGACTTCCACGATGCCAATCATGAAACAGTATTGGGCACAAAAGAGAAGGCATTGCAAGAAGCCTCTCTGCAAGCATTGAGTACTAATGGTCAGTGGATGGAAAATACAGATGCATTACAAGCATTGGGTGCGCTGGGCACAAAACACACCACACACTACGATACAGAAACACAAGCCATTCGTCATTCAAGCGAACTAGAAAACATTCAGCACAAGATTGATGCCAAACGTGCGGAAACAGATCCTTACGCTGAACAACTGGCAGAGCATACACTGGTAGAGGTTGGTACACACCCTGTTACGCATTATGATACAGAAGCACAAGCTGTTGAGCATCGCAGTCGTATGAATACATTACTGACTCAGATTGCTACCAAAGGAGAAGAGAAGGATCCGTACACTGAACAGATTGTTGAAATGCAACAACAGGCATTGCAGACTGTGAGTTACGATGCACTCAATGATCTCACAAGATTACAAGAACACCAAGACTTCTTGCTCAAACTGTTGACATCCAAAGATAGTTTTGTACGTAAAAAGATTATTGATCAGAATTTGAGTTATCTAAACGCACGACTGACGCACTACTTGGATCGTATTGGCTTGCCACACACTGTGAAATTCCAAAACGACTTGAGTGTGATGATTGAAGAACTGGGTCGTGAACTAGACTTTGATAACTTGAGTCGTGGCGAACGCAATCGTTTGATCTTATCAATGTCATGGGCATTCCGTGATGTATGGGAGAGTCTGTACAGCCCAATTAACTTGTTGTTCATTGATGAACTCATCGACAATGGTTTAGATACTCAGGGTGTAGAGAACGCACTAGCACTGCTGAAGAAGATGAGCCGAGAGCGCCACAAGTCAATCTGGCTTGTGAGCCACAGAGATGAACTAGCCGGACGTGTGGAGAACATTCTCAAAGTGATAAAAGAGAATGGTTTTACCAGTTACAATACCGACGTAGAACTTGCATAATTTAGCATTGTAGGCATATTTTTTAACCAATCAACTTTAAGGCATAACTATAACGCAAGGATAAATCGCACACAACACATGACATGGCTATATCAAGATACCCCAATTGAGACATTGCCCGAAGAGTGTGTTGGATTTGTTTACTTGATCACAAATAATCTTTCTGGACGCAAGTACATAGGCAAAAAATTAGCAAAATTTAGTAAAACAACTTACAAAACTGTAACACAAAAGAACGGCACAAAGAAGAAGAAAAAGATACGCTCAAAGATCGACAGCGATTGGCGAGAGTACTATGGGTCAAGCCCAGAATTGACTTTAGACATCGAAAAACTAGGCACCAAAAACTTCACCAGAGAAATACTTTATTACTGCGGATCAAAATCTGAATGTAGTTATGTCGAAGCAAGAGAACAATTTGCAAGACAAGTATTAGAGTCACAAGATTATTACAACGGCCATATTCAAGTTCGTGTGCATGGCTCACACATCATAAACAAAATTTAACAGGCAACAATTACGACTCTGTGTTGAGTGTTTGACTCAACCCCATTGAAGAACGGTGAGATACCCGGGCTGGACTTGGGCGTCAAAGGCAATTGCTAACTTAAGGCAACAAATGGTCGGGGCTATGTGAAAAAGATACAACCCCAGCTCGTAGGACTTGGATCTATATCGGGTCACTAGGGTTCCGTTGATATGTGAAGCTTGAGTAGGGGGTACCGGTCAACCGCCTCCGCGTTGGAAACAACAATCTCATTATGATAGATGACTGCTATACTCAGATAATGGCGTTTTTTGTTCACCGTGCATACGGTGAACTATGACCACGTAATCTAGATAATAGCTAAGAAGAAAAATGTGATTGAGCTCAAGCGAAATCACAGATTAGCGTAGCTAATCTTTCTTAATCAACTGATGTATGTTGGGTTCTAACAACTTGTGTAGGTCTTGTGTATTGGTAGGAAATTTTTCCAATTGCCAATTTTTTAAATTAAGATTATGTCTATAAAGCAATGCATTTTGTATGATTACTTCTTTGTAGAAATCTAAATTAAATCTTTCAAGACTCAGATATTCGTTATGCACAATAGCATTGATAATGCGATCAAAGTGTCTTGAAAAGTATTGATCATGTTTTAATCTCCAAACGTTATATATCAACTGCCATTGGCTAATCTGTGTTGAACTAATTGAAATATCAATAAAATGTAATATTTCAGTTGCTACAGAAAATAGATCATTCCATACATCATCTGTGGTGTACAATAAATGTGGTAATTTTTTATTGATGGCAGAATTGTACAACAGTTGGTTGTGTGGAGTGTAGTCGTAGAACATCAGTGCTAATTTTTCTCTGTTGTCCCATATGGTATCATTGAATTTATCATCCATGCCTGTAAAAAATGTTTCTTTGTATGTTTCCCATGAGGCATCAATGCTGTCAACACCAACACCATTGCAATTCATTGGATATCGGTCGTTGTAGATAGCATTTAATTGATCCGTTGACTGATACTCAAATTGAACCAATGGTAGATCATGTTGTTGAATCCAATCTACTAGCTTTTTTCTATCTTCAAAAATATAATCTATGGCAAGTTGTTGTTGGGCAACAGTTGCCTCTGCTATTGTTATTGCAAACAGTTCTTGTAATGCCTGAGTTGTTGACATGCTATTAACATAAAAACACACAACTGGTAATTCACTGTTAAAATTCACTGCCTTGCTGTATTTTTGTTTGGTCTCTTCAAACCCCCAGGACAGTAAAATTTTTTGTTGATGAAAATTTTTAGCAGTAGTGTCTGGATTAACTACACAATCAATTAACTGATTATCATCAATTAGGTACTGTGTTTGTCCAGATAAAAAATACAAACTCCAGATAACAAAATGTCCACCGGTGTTGTGAGGAAAAAATAAAAAAACAAATTTAGTTGAATTCATCTGGCCAATCACGGAACAGTGCATGTTGTATCGTGCCGGAAACAAACTGATTGAAACTTCGATGTTTGGTTTCTAGTTCACCTTCAAGCGGAGCAACACGTCGAAATGCTGAATCCATTTGAGCCATGTCCTTGAACTCCATCAGTATCATCCATTCGGGCATGTCTGCAATACTTCTGAATCCCATCTTACATCTAGTAATGCGATAGTCTTGCATCTTGCCTTCTGATTTCAAATGATCAAAGAAACTCTTCATGCCGTTGACCCAGTCTAAGTCTGAGATGTCGCCTTCTTTGTCTGCCCAAATTGTGTAAATGTCTGCCATGTTATAGTGGTCCTAAAATTTCAAAACCTTCAAGGTCTTGTTTGTACAGATGTGCCTGATCCAAGTACAAGTACTCAAATCCACGGTCTCTGTAGATTGCACACTCTGTTTGTAAACTTGAGATACCCAGACGTAGTCGAGGTGTACGGTAGTTCCAAGCAAACTGTGCGGCTAATAAATTTCGATCATCGTAGCGTTTCATCATGGAAAACGCCACCAGTTCACCCGCATCCCTGTAGCCAATAAGATCCATGCCGGGCTCTGTAAACTGGCTATCAAACAGTGGCATTACACTGCCAAAGTGTTTGTAGATACAATAGGTTCTGTAGATGTCTTGCAGTTCAGCAATGTCGGGGTCGGTGATGTAGTACCAGTCCACTCTAGGCTGGTATGTTGTTTTTTTCAAGTTGATTCTAGCAAACTGATAAGTCATAGTCTAGGATCTTTCCTATGTTGGAACAGTGCTGTGAGATAATGGTTGGGCCATGAGTCATAAAATCCTTTTGCAGCCATTTGTGTTGCTTTGGTGTTGAGATCACTTAGGCTTTGTACCAGGGCCAGTGCGTATGTACCTTGATTCATGCAGATACCATTGACCATTTCTACATCAGCCGGATGATCTTCTAGCACCAATATATCTGCATCTAATAGAAATTCTTGATTGGCCTGGTCTAAACTAGAAGCAAACAGCTCGTGTGGCCATTCTGTAGGATCGTACGCATAGATAATCACTTCTCGATTGCCCATGCCGTACCTGGCTCTGTTCTTGAGATCAAAGTATGGGTCTGATCCAACGAACACTTCATAACTGCGTTTCAAACGTGCTGATCGTGCATAAGGACAGGGCGGAAATCCGCCCAACGCAGGATGCGGAACTTCTACAAAGTTCTGAATCCACTGTTCGATATCGTGTTTGACTTGATCTATGTTCAGCATGATGTGTTAGAAAAACGGCAGGCCTGATTTTTTAGTGGTCTCTAAGTTGTCTTTGATAATTTCAGAAACAGCATTGCGTTCATCAACACTGAGATTCAGTGCTGCCTCGTAGGACAGGCCGCCTCGCATGTACCAGACCATTTTTAGTGCTTCGGATTTGATTGATTTTGCCTCTTTGTCCATTTGTTCCACCCAGTTGGAAATTTGGTCAGAGTCCAGTACTAGGAGGCGTCCGCGAAAAAACTTGTCATGTCTAGTGTAATGGCCTGCAGGTAATCTCGTGTGCATTCGCCACACACAATTTTCAATGGTTGTATTTCTGCACTTAATTTTGTTTCAATAATGTGATCTCTGATTTTACTAAACAGTCTACGATCACAATTCTTCAACATGTCTTCGATGTATTCAGGTTCGCTTACCAATGCACCGGGAGTTTTCACTGCGGCAATGCTTTGTGCCAACGCACTCACAGTGATTTCAGTAAGTTTCATCAATGCCGCACTGAGTGCAGACATGCGTTGCTCTTCGGGCATTTCAGTGCCGGGCAACACTTGTAGTATTTTTTGTTCTTCAAACTGACGTTGATTGTTTTCATTGAGATTTTGATAGGACATTGGTTTGAAATATATTTCAAGATCGCCTTCGGTTACAGGTTTTGAATAGTCAGGTGCTCGCATGTTTTCCAGCATGTTGCGCAGATCAATACCGTAGTCTGCTTCATTTTTGCAGTGTGGACAAGTGGTGGAAATTTCCATAGTAGTCCCGTAACTGGCCATGCGTATTGCAACCAAAATAGTGTCAACATCCGTGGCAGGCATGCCCCAGGGATCCTTGATCGCAGGAACACAACTTTTGATAACATTGACCACAGCGTTGCCGTTGAACAAGGCATCAGGAGTCTTGTATGCAATTTCATCAATGGCTGTCATTGGATAAACTGGAAGTTCTTGGTTGGCTGGCATCACAATTGCGCCATCTGCATAGTATTTTCCTCCGCTGGGCAATTTAACATACACAGCCGGCTGTCTAAAATATTGTGTTAATGGGTTATTTGACATGATTTTTTCCTAGGTAAATATAGTTATGGCAACTATGTACACCCCTGAAGAAAAAGCAGAAATCGAAGCGCGAGCGGCAGATGAAATAAAACGTCTTGGCGCTGTCAGCAATGAAACTAAAATGGCCATGATGGACATGTCTGTTGGTATCAAAGGGTTCACTGCTAGTCTAACCAAAGGATTCGGGCAACTGGGGTCTTCTGCGTTAGGTTTGACCAAGCAACTGGCCGGTGGCGAAACTGGCTTATCTGTATTCAATGATTCAATTGGTGGCGTAACAAATATGTTAGGCGATCTAGCAGGGTTAATTCCTTATGTGGGCGGCGCACTTAAAACAATGATCAAAGGCGCAGGCGAGTATACACAGGCAGTAAACAAGCAAGCAGATTTACTGAACAAAAATTATCAAGAAATGTCCAAACTTGGTGCCACAGCATCCGACGGCGTTCAAGGGGTTTATGACAATCTAAAACGCATGAACTACGGCACCGACGAACTGGACAAGTTTGTGAGTATTGTTAGAGAAAACTCAACAACGTTGGCGCATTTTAGTGGCACAGTCAGTCAAGGACTTGGAGAAATGGCTGCAGTGTCGCAGTCCTTAAAAACCAGCGGCATGAGCCGAGAGTTTGAACTCATGGGCATAAGTGTTGATGAAATGAACAAAGGCATTGCTGGTTTTTCAAAGATGCAAGCGTTGACAGGATCACGACAAAAACTATCCTCAGAACAGCAGGCCGAGGCAGCTGCCAAATATATTAAAGAAACAGACTTACTGGCAAAAATGACTGGCCAGAGTAGAGAAAAACAACAGGCGCTGGAAGAAAGCGCCATGGCAGAAGAACGCTTTGCCGGCTACAAGTCAGAATTGGCAGAACGAGCTAAACTAGGCGATGAAGCGGCGGCAGAACAACTGAAGCAGGTTGAAAGATCACAGAAAATGCTGGCAGATGCTTCGCCCGAAACACGCAAAGGGTTCTTAAACATTCTGTCGGGCACAATGGATACTCCTGAAGCACAGAAGTTATTGTTAACTATGCCAGAGGCAGCAGCAGTAGCAGGTAAAAAGATGTTCGATGCCGGTGAATTGCAGGACGCAATGTTACGGGATCTAACAGCTGGCCAAAAGAATGCTCAACAAATGGCACAAATGGGCATCAACGATTCGAGCTATATCAAGTATACCGAGCAAATGAAGTTAAAGGCGCAGTTTGAATCCGGTACACTGGCAGAACGCGAAGCACAGGCTCTTAAAGAACAAACAATCACAGATCAAAATACCAAAGATATAGTTGATACCAACATTAAAAACCGTGCATCACGCGACAGTTTGCAAGATTTACTCAATGCCGGGATTGGTCCAGTTTCTACTGCCATGAAGGGAGCAGCATCTGCTACCGAAAGTGTTATCACGGGCTTTGAAAAATTAGCGGCATCTATGGGCGTTCCGACTAAAAAACGCGATGCGGCACCAGCGGCAGGTGGAGCAGGAGGTGGAGCCTCTGCGGCAGCCCCAGCGGCAGCTAAGCCAGCGGCAGGTGGAGCAGGAGGTGGAGCCTCTGCGGCAGCCCCAGCGGCAGCTAAGCCAGCGGCAGGTGGAGCAGGAGGTGGAGCAGGAGGTGGAGCCTCTGCGGCAGCCCCAGCGGCAGCTAAGCCAGCGGCAGCTAAGCCAGCGGCGGGTGGTGGAGCAGGAGGTGGAGCAGGAGGAGCCGGAGGAGCACCAGCAAAACCCAGCCCTCGACCACCAGAAGGATCCGGAGCATCAGAATCTGGCTCTGAAAAAGTTGATTTAACAAAAATATTAAAATTTACTGCTAGATCTGGCAGCCAACAAAGTTTTGAAGGACTAACCGACACATTTAAAAATTCTGTTATCTCTGCCGCAACTGAGTATAGTAAATTAACCGGCGGTGTGTTGCAGATTAACAGTGCTAAACGAGATCCAGCAGACCAGCAAAGAATCTGGGATGAATCAGTAGCAGCCGGCAGAACGGGTGTAACTGCCAGTGGTATGCCTATAGGCAAACCAGGCCGTAGTCTACACGAAAAAGGCGAAGCAGTTGATATTCAAAATTACAACGATCCAATAGCTGTGACAGCCATGAACAAATATGGATTGACACAAAAAGTGCCCAAAGATCCTGTGCATTTCCAGGCTGCAGACGGCGGCATAGTTCCTCCGTTGCCAGGGGGAGCAAATGTACTGGCAGGTGAAGCCGGCCAGTCCGAAGCAGTGGTTCCATTGCCGGATGGCAAGACAATACCTGTGCAAATGGTGGGCAATGAAGAACAAATGAGCATGATGTCTGCACAGCTGGATAGACTAGACCAAATGGTACGCATAATGCAAACTCAAGTGGGTGTGTCAGAGCAATTATTGAAGTATGCACAGTGATCACGGTAAATATTACAGTATGCAAAAGGAAAATGTAAATGGCTGAAACAGAAAATGGTCGTAAGCGCGGTTGGCTCAAGTATTTCAAAGTGGCCGCAGGTGACGCCAACGGCCAACTGAGTCCTATTTCTGGGCGTTATCAAGCAGGCATACCCGGCTACGATCGCCAAACCGGCTACACTGGCAACACCGGAACCGGAAATGATTTTGCATTTCGTAACTATGCCAGCAGACTGCCTGAAGTGTACTCGGGCCATCCCAATCGTGTTGAACGTTACAATCAGTATGAAAACATGGATCTTGATTCGGAAATCAATGCATGTCTAGATATCATTGCAGAGTTCAGCACACAGAACAACGAAGATAACAACACACCGTTTGATATCACATTCAAAGACACTCCCACTGATCACGAAGTGGAAATTATTAAAAAACAACTGCAACAGTGGACCAAACTGAACAAGCTGGACCAGCGCATGTTCAAACTGTTCCGCAACACCATCAAGTACGGTGACCAGGTGTTTGTGCGTGATCCAGAAACATTTGAAATGTACTGGGTTGACATGGTCAAGGTCAGCAGAGTCATTGTGAATGAATCAGAAGGCAAGCGTCCTGAACAGTACATCATCCGTGACATCAATCCCAACTTTCAAAACCTAAGCATTGCACAAAAGACCACCAGCGACTACTATGTGAGTAGATCAACAGGTAGTACAGGACAAACAAACTATTCCAACAGCAACGGCGGCGCCGGAGGTGGCGGAGGTGGCACAGTGGGCAACAGCAGATTTGCACAGGCCATGAACGAAACTTGTATTGATGCCAAGCACGTGGTGCACATGAGTTTGAATGAAGGATTGGATTACTTTTGGCCATTTGGACAAAGTATCTTGGAGAACATCTTTAAAGTTTACAAGCAAAAAGAACTGCTGGAAGACTCTGTGCTGATCTATCGTGTGAGTCGTGCTCCAGAGCGTAGAGTGTTTAAAATTGATGTGGGTAATATGCCCAGCCACATGGCCATGGCCTTTGTGGAACGTGTTAAAAACGAAATGCACCAGCGCAGAATTCCCACAGTGAATGGTGGCGGACAAAATCTAATGGATGCCAGTTACAATCCACTCAGCATCAACGAAGATTACTTTTTCCCACAAACAGCCGACGGACGTGGTTCCAGTGTAGACACCCTACCAGGCGGCACAGGACTGGGCGAAATTGATGATTTGAAGTATTTCAACAACAAAATGGCCCGTGGTCTGCGTGTGCCTAGTAGTTACTTGCCCACTGGTCCTGACGACTCAGACCGTGCAATGAACGACGGAAAAGTAGGCACAGCACTGATACAAGAGTACAGATTCAATCAATATTGTGAACGTTTACAGCGTTTAATAATGCAGAAACTGGATGACGAATTCAAGATGTTCATGAAATGGCGTGGTTTTAACATTGACAACAGCATTTTTGATATTGTACTAGGCCCACCACAGAACTTTGCCAGTTACCGTCAAGCAGAAATGGACACCAGCAGAGTTGGTACATTCAGTACACTGGAGCAGTTGCCCTATATGAGCAAACGTTTCTTAATGGAACGTTACCTAGGGCTGAGTCAAGAAGAGATTGTGGAGAACGAAAAACTCTGGCGTGAAGAACGCGATCAGCCTGAGTTAAGCACCACACAAGGACAAGATCTGCGTAGTATTGGTATTACTCCAGCAGGTATGGAAGCAGATATCAACACCGGTGAAGAACTGGCAGCTATGCCGCCTGCAGGTAGTCCTGATGTTCCTGGTGCCCCAGCTGGTCCTGGAACAGCACCCACAGCCGCTCCTCCGCCAGCGGCAGCATAAATACTTGTATGATTTTAAACGAACTTTACCAGCGTGAACCCGAAGGCTATCAAGATGTCGCACAGGACAACAGCCAGCCTCAAAAGAATCAACTGCGTAAAACTCGTTTGACACTACGACAGTTGAGCAAGCTACGTCAGATGAACGATGTACGAACTTACGAATACAAAGAGAAACTCAAAGATATTCGCAAACAGTATGCTCCCCCGGCCGCCCCTCCTGGCCTTTGACCATGTCATAAATTAGTCAAAACTACCAGTTTTGACGTCTAAATATGCTCAGTTTACTGCTTTTGTGTAAGTAGTAAACATGAGCCATAACCTTTTGGAGGAAACAATATGACATCAAAATTTGAACAGTTAATTGAATTTGTAATTAACGATGAAGAAGCAAAAGCTAAAGAACTTTTTCATGATATCGTTGTTGAGAAATCACGCGAAATCTACGAAAGTCTAATGGAAGAAGAAGAAGGCGAAGAACTAGCCACTGAAGAAGTTGATGAAGGTATGGAAAACGACGGCGACGCTGCCGACGATTTGATCACCGACGTGGAAACTGAAGAAGAAGGCATGAACGAAGAAGACGACATGGATGCTGAGTTTGATGACGAAGCAGAAGAAGCCGGTGATGATCTAACAAAAGACATGGAAGGTGACCGTGACGCAGGAGAAGGCGATATTGAAGATCGCGTTGTTGACCTAGAAGACAAACTAGACGAACTAATGGCTGAATTTGAAGCCATGATGGGCGGCGAAGGCGGCGAAGAAGAACAAGAATTTGACATGGATGCTGGCGGCGACGCAATTGAAATGGATGATACATCCGAAATTATGCCAGAAATGGGCATGATGGAAGCTGTAAGTTTATCCAAAGTAGCTCCTGCTAAAATGGGCGACGACGGTGCCAACACCAAAAGTGTAGTGCCACAGAACTCAGGCGCAAAAGGTATGCAAGGCTCTCCAGTTCGAATGACTGGTGACACTGCACAAGGCCGTCCTGCTCCGTCTGTGAAAGACATGGGCATGACAACAAGTCCTAAGCAAGGTGCCGCACCCAAGCCAGTGACCACACAGGCCGCAGGCGTAAACACTAAATCTCCAGTATAAGCGATTATGGCTCGTTACTTACAAGAACACTTGACATTCTCACAAGCGCAGGTAAAACTGCTGAGTGAGGATGCTCCTGACGGTTCTGGTAAAACGCTTTACATGGAAGGCATCTGCATTGAAGGTGATAAACGCAATGCCAATGACAGAATATACCCTGCTCACGAAATTCGCAAAGCAGTTGGCACTATCAATGAACAACTGCTTAGTGGCAATTCGGTATTGGGAGAAGTAGATCACCCAGATGATCTTAAAATTAACTTAGACCGTGTGAGTCACATGATTGATAAAATGTGGTGCGACGGTGCAATTGGTTATGGAAAATTGAAGATATTACCAACGCCAATGGGTCAACTGGTTAAA